GAGGCCAATGCTAAGGCGGCAGCAGACAAGGCGGCAGCAGACAAGGCGGCAGCGGACAAGGCGGAGGAGGCCAATGCTAAGGCGGCAGCAGACAAGGCGGCAGCGGACAAGGAGGCGGCCAAGAAGAAGGCCGACGAGGAGGCGGCCAAGAAGAAGGCGGACGAGGAGGCGGCCAAGAAGAAGGCGGACGAGGAGGCGGCCAAGAAGAAGGCGGACGAGGAGGCGGCCAAGAAGAAAGCCGACGAGGAGGCGGCCAAGAAGAAGGCGGACGAGGAGGCGGCCAAGAAGAAGGCCGACGAGGAGGCGGCCAAGAAGAAGGCGGACGAGGAGGCGGCCAAGAAAAAGGCTAAACGGGAAAATACAATATCATCAATATCGAATTATTTTATGAAAGACAATGTTGATAATATTGAAAAACGTTTTAGAAAATTTATAAAGGAACATGGAACAGGTGAAGGACTTAAATTTACAGATAACGAATTTGAAAAAATAGATAAGGCGGTAATTAAAAGAGCAATAAAAAATTTAAGTGACCCCCCCTCCGCTACATCACCGCAACAAACAGATTCTAAATTTAGTATTAGAACAACAAATGCACTAATAGAAGTTTTAGGAAGAACAATTAAAAAGAAAAAAAATGTAAAAGAACTTTTTGATTCATATAATATAAAAATAACATCAAAAGAACTAGACGCTATATTTAAAAATTATTTTGAAAATGGAATAAATAAAAAGAAAATATCAAGCTTTATGGACAGCGAAAGTAAAGATAATGATAGTGAAAATGTAGAATTCATAGTAAATAGCATTGCAGGTATTAGTGAAAATGACTTAATAGAATTATTTAAAAAGAACAAATTATCACTTAATGAAGATGAAATAAAGAAGCTACACGAAAAATACTTTAAAGATGGTAAATTTAATATGGAAAAATTAATTGAACTATACGGTATAATATAATTATATTATGTAGAATAATATGGAATACTGGATACAACTGGCGGTATTGGTAACGTTATTAAATTTACTATGGTTTATACTTGTAAAACACTTTGCCAAGACAGATGACAGCATTATAATAACATGTTATTTGTCAATATTTCAGCATTTTTTGCATTAATAGTATTAGCATATAAATATCATGAGAATGAGGTTAGTATAATTCCTGTTAATATAATGGGGATGCTTTTACTAGCAATATTACATTTTACAGCATATATTGCTCTTGTAAAAGCGATAGAGTATTCGAATAATCCAGGATATATAAGAGCATTTGTTGGATTGGAAATATCAATATTAGCCGTATTTTATGCGATATATTTTAAAGAGTATATGAGCAATTTAAAGATTTTTTAGCATAGGAATTATTGCATTAGGGATCATACTTATATCATGTTTTGAATAAATCAATTAAATCCGATTGGTCTTATCCAATCTTTAACACAAATATTATCATTTTTAACAGTATGTGAAAAAAAGCAATCACATTTAATATAACAGAATTTACTTTTTCGTTTCAAATATCTAGGTATATCATCGCTATTATTAATTTTCTGTGTATTGTTAGAAATATTATATTTTAAATAGGTATTATTAATAAATGCAGGTGTAACTTTCATATTTTTTTCTGTAAATAACATATAATTATTATTAAGAATTGTTAAATAAACTAAAAATGAAATAAACTTTATCATCATTAAAGTATAATAATAACTATTTTTTATATAAAAAATATATATTTTTTTGTTTTTTTTAATTATGATGTATATAAGGTGATAGTGATTATTCATTAATATAATCTTTGAGCTTTTGCATTACGACACATCCGTCTCTAATGCGGGTATCAGTACTGAATTCATCGTCATTGTAGCGCGAGCAACATGATTCGCACACGCGTAAATTCTTCACGACAAGCTCGCCATTATTAGGAAGAGGCCAAACAAATTTGTAATGTGGCTTGCCATCACGTCTAATGTGCGGTTTGAGAGCGTACCATGGCCCATCAATGTGATTGGTGGGTTCAGGTTCGGGATCCACAGAGCAGCAGGGGCCACAACAGAACATGACATTCTTAGCATCAATAATCACGTTGCTTGACATTATTGTCCTTCTTGTGTTCTCTATATATACTAAGATGTTGTTTGCTTGGCAAAGTTCACTGTGATGAGAAGGCTTCTTGTGAAAAGTTTCAACAAGCAGATATTGGGTAGGCTGTGCCTGATGAGAATATAAAATAAAAATTATCAATTTTTTTATAAACCTGAACATATTTATTATGTTAATAATAATTAGAATAAGAATATATAATGTCTGATTCAAGAGCTGCTGGTGTATCATTATCTCAGTCATTGACTACCGCAATGTCTGAATTACCTGATAGGACTGTGAAAGCATTAAAGAAAGATACAAATAACTTAGCTGGTCCAAATAAAAAAATCAAGCAAGATGCTTGTAAGAAATATTTAAAGGAGTACAAAAAATTTGTAAATGGAGAAATAGATAGTATAACTCATCCAGTTACTAAAAAATCAATAACGAGGAAGGATAGAATAGATTTTATAGCTGATCAATGTCGTGCTGCATTTGATTTGAGTATTTCGGGAAGCATCAGTAGCAGTAGCAGTAGCAGTAGCAGATCCAACGATGCTGATCCTTACAAAGATTTAAAAACATTAACTTTTAAAGATATTGATAAAATATTAGAATATCCTACTGAAACCTCAGCAGCAAAACATAAACACTTATTATCTCTTTTTAGTAAAAAAGTTAAAGTAGAAAAAGCTACACAAATATTAAAGGAATATTTAGAAGACCGCTCTATAACTGATGAAAATGTTTTATTATATAGAAAAATAAAAGAGCGTATTAAAACAAGTTATTTAGTAAGATATGATTCATTCATGACGGCTACTGAATTAAACAAAATTGTTAAAGACAATTATTTTACCGCGGGTTATGGTAGTATTATGAGTGCAAATGCACCTTCGGAAATTAATACAAGCAAGGTATTCAAAGACGCTGATAACTTATTTGAACAAGCAATATTATATAATGACCAAAATAAAAATGAAAACGATTACAAAATACTTGTAAAAGATAGTTATTATAAATATTATGCTGTCGAATTCATGTTACTTCAATTAATTAAAATATATGAAGGCAAGCGGGCCCAAAGGGTAGCATCAGCGGAAATGTATTTATCATTAATTGATAGATTAATTGAGGGAACACTTTTAATTTCTGATCCGGATGCTTCAATATCGTTTGAAAAATCTCTCAGCTGGTCTGCTTCACCAGAAGATCCCATACTAAAAGCTGAATATAAAACCAATAAAGAAACAGAATTGGCAAGAATAATGGATGCAGGGAAAGAATATGCAGGGAGCATAAATGATGCTGATTTTTATACGATGGATGAATGGGCGGATATGTCTCTAAGAAAATTAAAAAGTGTTGTAGTAATTCCTTATGAAGAAAATGGTAAAACTTATGCAAATGCATATTATGTCAAATCATTATATAAAGCCTGGTATATGGCTGTTAAAGATGGTAAACCATTTTTAAATCCAGCAAATAGAAAACCATTCACGCAAGAAAACAAAGATAAGATATTAGAAGTTATTCAAGATTTATATCCAGGATTAAAAGCTCCTAGATATGGTTCACAAGGTGGAAGAAGTGATATAAATGTCACTTATACAAATGATTATAATAACACATATACTATACAGGTATCTTATCTTTATCCAAGGAAGGACCATTATTATAATTATGCAAAATATGCTTTAATAAAAATTCAGTTTCCAGCAAGTTTCATATATGCTGATGATAACAGACCCGATGATGAATCAGTTGTACCATTAGCTTATAATCCAACATTTTTATTTGATATAATAAATAATTTAATGAGACAAAATAAAATAATAGGAAAAAAGGTACCATTTAAAATTAATGATGCTTTTGCAGAAAATAATAATAAAAAATTAAATAAAGTACAATACATGAGGTTTTTTGATAAATTAAGATTATTAATTTAACTTATTTTTTTAATTATATAAAATAGAATAACAATATAAAAATGTCTAGTTCAAGAGCAGCTGGTGTATCATTATCTGAATCATTAACGACTGCAATGTCTGAATTACCTGAATCAACCATAAAAGCATTAAAGAAAGATACAAATAACTTAGCAGGTCCAAATAAAAAAATCAAACAAGATGCTTGTAAGAAATATTTAAAGGAGTATAAAAAATTTGCGAATGGGGAAATAGAAAGTGTAACACATCCTGCAACAGGAAAATCAATAACAAGGAAAGATAGGATAGAATTTATAGCAGATCAATGTCGCGCTGCGTTTGATATGCGTTTATCAGGTAGCAGAAGCAGAAGCAGAAGCAGAAGCAGAAGCAGAAGCAAATCAGATGAAGATAATCCTTATAAATTATTAAAACTACCATTAACTTTTAAAGATATTGATAAGATTTTAGAATATCCAACTAAAACAATACCTATAAAAAATAAACATTTAATGTCACTTTTTAAAAACACAAATGGTATAAATATTGAACAAGCAACAGAATTATTAAAAAAATATTTGGAAGATCCGGCTATCAAGGATACTGATGTATTGTTATATAGAAAAATTCGTGATAATATTAAAGTAGATTTTTTACCACAATATAGTCCATTTATGTTAGCTACAACGTTTAATGAATATATTAAAAATAGCTATTATGAAAGAGCTGATTATGCTCCAACAAGTTTACAATTAACAAGCACGAAAGCAGTATTAACAAAAGCCGATAATTTATTTAAAGAAGCAATATTCTATCGAGATGATAACAAAACTGCTGATGATTTTAGACGAAATATAAAAGACAATTACTATAAATATTATGCTATTGAATTTATGTTACTTCAATTAAAAAAGCATTATAAATATAGACATATTGGGGAACAAGCACAATTATATTTAAGACTTATTGATAAATTAATAGAGGGTACTGTAAATATTACAGACCCAGACGCATCAATATCGTTTGAACAATCACCTGACTGGTCCGCATCACCAGAGGATCCTATATTAAAAGCTGAATATAAAACCAATAAAGAGACAGAATTGGCAAGAATAATGGATGCAGGAAAAGAATATGCAGGGAGCATAAATGATGCTGATTTTTATACGATGGATAAATGGGTAGATATGTCTCTAAGAAAATTAAAAAGTGTTGTAGTAATACCTTATGAAGAAAATGGCAAAATATATGCGAATGCATATTATGTTAAATCATTATACAAAGCCTGGTATTTAGCAATAAAAGACCAGAAACCTTTCCTAAATCCATCAAATAGAAAGGAATTTAAACCAGAAGATAAGACTAAAATATTAGAAGTAATTCAGGATTTATATCCAGGACTAAGAGCGCCTAGATATGGTACAACAGGTGGAAGAAGTGATATAAGTATCACATATACAAATGATTACATGACAACATACTTTATAAAAATACATTATACATACCCATGTCAAGAAGCTTGGGCAGGTATTTGCAAACATTTATTGATAAAAATAGAATTTCCATCAAGTTTTGCATATACTGATGATAATAGACCCAATGATGAATCTGTTGTACCACTCGCTTACAATCCCACGTTTTTATTTGAAATGATAAATAATTTAATGAGAAGAAATAAGATAGTTGGAAAAAATATACCATTTAAATTAGCAGAACCTTTTGCAGAATTGCATGACAAAAGAATTAATAAAACACAATACATGAGATTTTTTGATAAACTTAGACTTATGATTTAATTATAGTTTAGAAAGCCCACTAATATAGTGGCATTTATATCCGGTATTTGATAATTTTTTAGTATATCTTGATAATTCGTTGATATGTATTTTAGTATTTGGGATTATATTTTTTAAAGCTTCACTATCATGATAATATAGTGTTAAATATTCATTATTTTTAACAAAAATTATATCTTTTTCATAATGCGAGTCGATATAATTGTTCATTTTTATTATAATATATACATAATGTTATATCAATTAAAAACGAGTACATAATTAATAAAAAGTATAAAATTTTAAAAAGTTTATAAAATTGAAAGAAAAATAAAATTATGTACTCTAATTATTTATTGACGCGCTTGTTGTCGTTGTTGTCTTCGTAGTCGTTGTTGTCTTCGTAGTCGTAGACGTCTTTGTTCTTGTCTTTGTTTTTGTCCTTGTCCTTGTCTTTGTCTTTGTCTAGCACCGCCACTATTAGTATACATATTATCGGGAGAGAGGGCTTCTTGAAAAGGTTCCGCATTATCTAAAAAAGATTCGTACCCGCCACGTTGTCTTAATAAGTTGCGTAGTTTGCGCAATTGCTGTCTTTGCCGTCTTTGTTGCGAAAGGAAGTTAGTTTTATTTCTGTTACCGCCTCCAAGAAGTCCATCATCTTGAACATCTTGGAAAGATTCTTCAACCATTTCTTCATTACCACCACTTTGTTGTTGGCTGCACGAACTTCCTCCCTTGCGGACCTTACGGACCTTACGGACCTTACGGACCTTGCTTACCTTTTTGGCAGCTAGTTTTTTGGCATACATTTTCTTGTAATTAACGAAGTTCATCATTCGTCCCTTACGCTTAACATATAATTTGCTACTACCAGATTTTTTGTAAACAACAACCTTGGTCTTTTTACCTTCTACTTTCTTAGACCCCGCTTTTTTGTAATCACTCATAACTTCTATTATTGGGTAAGAAAAATTATTAAACGCACTATTTATAAAATAAAAAATAATATAAATAAACACACATATATAACAATATTTAATTATAATCATCGCGGATTTTATCAAGAATATTTAATACCTTATCGCAATTATTAGTAATATCTGATTTATTCTTAATTTCGCCAATAAGGCTATTGATTTTATTCAATTTATAATTTAGCTTTTCTTTTTTATTATAATGTTTAAGAGCGTAATATTCAATATCTTCTTCGGTAGCGAACAAATATTTAGAAAGCAAATGTTGATTATCGCCATTATCGTAATCAAAATCATCAATAATATAGAATGTAAGAATGCGACCTTTAATAGAACCGTATGTACGACCAAGTTTATTAGCAATTTCTTGAATATCATTATGTGTAATTTTACTTTTATCAAGAATTTTCTTAACTACATTTTCGTCATCAACATTCCATCTTTTACCGTGATTAAAAGTTGTAGTTTGCTTGATAGTATGCTGATTAGAATCAATAGATACGGTATTAGCGGTTAGCGAGCTTCTAGTCATAATAGTCATGTTGGATAACAATATAGTATCAATGTGATTATCAATTTTTATTTTATATGATATATAAAAATAAAAAAATATAATAAATAATAAATAATGAATAAAACGAATAATGTAATTGATGAATTAGACCCATCAACGGAATTATGTAAATTACTGAAAAATATACCTTTGGTAGATAAAAAATATATATTCTGTCGTATGAATCATGAGCGAGTAAGTAAACGCATATTTTTTAATAATTGGAAATCTTATAAGAGAAAACGTTAATTCAATAAATTTAAATTGTGTTTATTCCAAATATCGTGACAGAAGGTTTTAATACCGCCATCATTTTTGGAACCCCAAGCCAGAAATCTTTGGATACCGGAAGCATTTTTAAAAAAACATACAAATTCAATATATATTTTATCTTCATCTTTAAAATGATTTAGATTTTTAGGAATATTGATATAAATACCATTTTTGAATTTAAGCTGATAATATTTATCAATATCATTGTTTGATATTGGTATAAAATATTTGTGATTAGCGCTCCATGTCAATTGATTATAATATGTATTATTCAATATATTTTGTATTCTATAATTACCTTCCCAATTATTTTTTAAAATTATATAGTTAATTGTAGTATTGTTATCAAAATTATCAATATCAGTATCGGTAGTATAATTTACATTTTCTAAATTATATAATTCATATAAATTACTCAGGTCAATTTTATTATTGATATTAATAGAATTATTAATCATATTTTCTTTTTTAAGTATAAACTCTTTTAAATTGCCATTGATACCATCATAAGAAATATACATTCCAGTTCTGATATCATTATTATAAATATATTTATCAGTTAACCAGACATTAAATGATATAGTATAATTAGTATTATTGATATTATTTTTATCAAAAAGTTTATTTACAATATCATTTTTAGGAATATGAGGACTACATGTAACACCGCAATGACTGGGTCTTACAACAAGTGTTCTTAATATATCAGCATATTTATCAAGTTTATCATAACTCCGTGTATGTTTCAACTTGATAATTCTATTAGAATATAGATGTTCATTCTTATAATATTCTTTATAATTATCAAAATATCTTTTATTTTTAATGTAATATGGTGGTAACTTCACATTATCATTAATTATTTTAGAACTTTTAATTTTATTATTTTTACAAATATAATTAGTTAAAACGATATTATTATTCCAACATTCAGGGTCAGCAATAATATCATTTCTTGTTTTGATAAAATCTATATTATTATAATAGTACCATTTGCCGATGTAATTAGCTTCTTTATTATCATAAGGGAAAAGCTTATTATTCCAGTTCCATTTATTATCAACATAATTAAAAGATTGTCGTATAGGATATATAACAGAGTAAAGATTAAATGATATAACGCATTTTATATAAAATAATAATAATAAACTTCTCATATTAATAATAATTATATTTAAATATTTAAATAAGAATATTCAATATATCCAAAATAATTTAAACATATAATAATATTATTAAATTATCTGGGATGTTAAGGTTTTTGTCTAAACCATTTAAAAGATGGGCATTTAACAGAGCTAAAAGATATACTAATTATTATATTAAAAAATATAATAGAAAATATATAATTAAATATCTAAATAAGCAAAGAAAAATCGCAGAATTGAAAAATAATAAAAACCATGCATTACTTGCTGGTAAGATAAATGATATAGATTTGTTAAAAACCATTGAAGATAAATTAGAAATTAAGGCACAAAGGGAAGATATATTATTTATAATAAATGCACACCTAATAAATACATCAAATATATGTGAAATATACGACTATATATTTATTTTTGATTTTTTAAATTATATTATCAATTTAAATAGTATTAATAAAAAGGATATAGGATTGGACCATTCTAAGGTGAGAGAATATTGGTTAAAACGTGGTCCCAGGATATTCATAACATCAATAATATTTGTAGTAACAAATTATTTACTATATACACGATTAAAAGAGATAGATAATAATACTAATATTTATCTAATATCAATAAATATACTAACACTGATATTATCTTTCTATATGTTATATTATAGATTGCCGGATAGTATAGAATCGGCGATAGCAAGAACGACACATGATTATTATGTGAAATATAAAAAGGAATTAAAATCAATAGTATAATATTTAATTAAAAGATAGTAATAATAATCCAACAGAAGTTAATATAATACCAGCAATACCTCGTTCAGATATTAAAATGGTATTTTTATTTTGATAATATTGGTTATAATAATAACTATAAACTAAAATTATCATAATTTCCAATGAAACGAAAGCTCTAAAATATGCTGGATTAGGACATACTTTTATAATATGATAACTTAATAATATTAAGAAAAACACGATAAACGCATAAATATAATATTTGGGTTTATATAATTCATCACAATGTTGTGTATAAAATGATAGAAAATATGCGATACATAATATACCAACTAATATATTAACAATGATTGGAAAAATGTAACTAGGTGTATCGTCTATTCTTAAAAACATGATTAAAGATGCCGACATGATACTCCTAATAATAGACAAGTGTACCCAATACATTAGTAAGGTGGTCTATATAAATGTAATAAAATAATAAAAAATTGATTGATATAGTAAATTAGAATATTTATAGCAAACCATGGCTCAAAAGAATTTCGTTGTTTCATTTAATGCGAGTAATGATAATACAAGATCTGTATTATCGGGATATAATAGTGAAATTATGGAAATCATGATTAGAATTAATACGTGTGATAATTATTGTCATGCGCAAAATAGTAAAATAGCAATAATAAATGATTTTATAAATACAAACAAAGAAAGTATAGAACATATAATATATATATATAGCTTTGAATTAGCATTAACAAAGTATAAAGAAAGATTTAATGGATTAAATAGTATTATTAATGTGTTGATAAAAGATTTAGTAATAATGATTATAGACGAAATAATATGCATATATGAAGCACATGAAGTGGAGATAAATCCGATAGTTGATTATAATACTATTAATAAATGTAAGGTAGAGCGAGAAGATTCGCCTACTATTGAAAACATTGATAACGGATTACAATTTAATATGGATGTAAGGGCTAATTATAATACAATTATTGGGAATATGATATCAGAAAACAGTAACTATTAATTAATATAAAGTGCTTCTTTAATCTTGAAAATGTCTGTTTTAATTTGTTGATTTTCGTTTTTAAGTATTTCATTTTCTTTTTTTAATTCGCTAACTTGTTTATTTAAATCTTTTATTGCTTCTACAAATACAGGTGCAAGTTTTTCATAACAAACTGTTAGGTAGTTATTACCGGATTTAGATACAATATCGCCATTTTTATTTTTAACACTATCAAATGGGGCTAATTTTACTAGCTCGGGTAAAACCTTTTGAACATCTTGTGCACTCAAACCTATATTTTTTTCATTTGTAAAACCGTTTTCAACAGCTAATTCGTTTGCTTTATAATAATATCCTTTTAAATTGTCAATAATATCAAGAGGGTTATCAATATTACTAATAAATTCTTTTAATCTTTTATCAGAGTAATATGCTGTAATGGAACCAGTCGCTACAACATTACCAATAATATGTAATTTTTCAACAGGTTCAATAGATGTTCCTCCTGTTGTTTCATTAAAATTTAATAATTCACTTCTACCAACACCTAGATTACCATCTTTATTTATGCGAAACTGTGTTTGAGCAGCTTTTTGAATATTAACTATACTTCCGGCGATTGTATCATCATTGGGGCCACTGTATGTTTGATTAACAATTAAAATACTTTCTGTATGGGATCTTTCCAATTTCATTGAACTAAAATTAATATAATTATCAGGATTATCAAGTGAAAAAGCTCCTTCTACAATTAAGTCACTTTTAAGAGTTACAGGATTATCAAAAACAAAATTATAATTTTTGGGTGCCGCAGAAATAAAAAACTCTTTATCGAGTGAACCACTATCTAAAATAATATCTCTAAGTGAGAAAAACTTATTATACCAACCACCGTTTTGTGTTTGCATTTCGTCAATCAATGGTGGGATAGCAATATCGTCTAATGTAAATGTGTTTAATCTACCAGATAATATATTAGAATTATTTTCTATAACGTTTATTCCATTTATTTTAAAAGCACCATTTGATGTATTTATATCACCATTGACATCTAATCTAAAAGCACTATTTGGCATAGTACCTATACCAACACAATGTGTGGGTTCGGGAGTTTCTGAGGGATACCAAATTTTATTATCCTCTTTTGCCCATTTAGACGAACCTTGTGTAGCTAATATTAATTGATTACTATCATTGAATTGAAAATCACCTTCAAAAATTTTTAACATACCTTTTATGTTTGAAGATGCCGAAGGAAAACTATCAAAATCATCAAATTTTAATGGTACACCATTAATTAAAATATTACTACCTGCGGGTAATGAAATATTACCAGCTATTTGAAGTTCGCTTTCGCTATTATTCCATTTGAGTGATTCAGACTGAGCAATATTATATTGGTTATTACCTAATAAATTACCTATTAATATACCTCCACCTATACTAAAATTATTACGTCCTGTCCCTCCTCTACTAACTGATAATGTTCCTGATGAAACATTAGTAGCATCAATAGAAGTTATTTCACTACCATTGCCTTTAAATTTAGCAGCATTTAATGTTCCAGCTCCATTATTCCAATATAAACTACTACTTTGTTCTATTGTCGTAATACCACCATATAGTAGTTGTAGCGGTTTAATATTATCCACGCCTATACCACCTCTAATTATGGGTAAAATACCATCTGTAATATTACATGTATTAATCAAAGTAATATTACTACCAATCGCATCTATTTCTTCACATTTAATATTACCGATAATATCTAATGCATTTTCTGGCTCTGTTACACCAATACCTATTTTACCAAAAAAAGAACTATTACCATATACATGTAATAAATTACTATTAGCTTCACCTTCTTCGTAATTAATCTTTAATATATTATTTAAATTATTATGTTCATTTCCTATAATATTAGAAGTAAATAACTCGCCATTAATAAGAGCATCACCATTAATATCTAATGTTTTTATAGGAGAATCATTATTAATACCAATATTGCCATTTTCTTTAATAGTAATGTAATCAATAAAAGTACCTCCATAAGAATTGCTTTTATTGTTTTGAATTCTATAATCTCCTGATTCAGTCGATATTTGCCATACCATTTTATTAGACTCTATTATATAAGGTATTATTATTTTTAAATAATTAATATTATGTTAATTCTTTTCCATAAAATTTCCCATTATTTTCATATATCTTATATTTTTCAATAGTTTTTTTTTTATAATTATCTAAATTGGTCTTATTTGTATTAAGATCAGTTAATATATTTCTTTGCTTTGTTTTAGGGTCTATATTGCGATTATGATTATATTCTAATTTTTTTTGCTTATTAGCTTCATACCATTTTTTATAATTTAATCTTTTTCTTTCGGCAAGTGTCATTACGTTGACATCAGGAATATCTTTGACATCAGGAATAGCTTTGACATCAGGAATATCTTTGACATCAGGAATATCTTTGACATCAGGAATAGCTTTGACATCAGGAATATCTTTGACATCAGGAATAGCATTTTCGTATTTTAAATAAAATCTTTCAATGATGTCACGAGATGTCCGCATTCGTGTTTTCATAATTTCTTTTAATTTATTATTAATTATGGGATAATAATGCGACACAAATGCGCTTCTAAATCCGTCAATACATATATTTTTTTGAATATCCACATTTCTCAAAGATTCACAGATGCTATTAAAACTGGCTTTTGTAAAATTTTGTTTTACCCAATTATCTTTACCAATAAATAAATAAGGTCTAGGATAAGTATCTAAGGAATACTTAATTAATTTTGCTAGTTTTTTATTATATTCCTTCAATTGGGTGCTATCTAATTTATAAGAAATAGCATTATGTTTTTTAACATTTTCATTAAATACAAAGCTAATTATTCTCGATACTTTGCCATTTTTCAGTTTTTTTAATAATATATAATTATTATCTTGTTTGGCATCTTCGGCTTTATAAATAATATCCATAACATATTTTTCGTGTCTTGATGGAAAATCCCATACATTTAATGCTATCAATAATATAATTTGGTGTTTAATAAATATATCATTATTATGTTTCATACCGTTTTTTCTATCATTTTTAGGTAATTTATTCACATCATCTTGATATTCTTTTTGTAATTTATCAATAATATCTAGTAGTTTATCGTAATTAATAAATTGTTTTTTTTCATTTTCTGTTGCAATAATATTCTCGTCGTCTCTATTATTTTCTAGTTCTGTGAAAAGATTTTGTAAAGCCGATATTTTAAATCTAAGTTCATTCTCTTCTCCTACTAATAATTTTATTACTCTAACTAATGCTTTAAGGTCTTTATTAATAGTCGCGAGACTTCTTTTGTTATCATTATGATATTTAAATATTTCCAATAATAGTTCTCTATTATTTATAGCAATCCAAGAAAGATCATCGGCATCTTTAAATTTAGCGAAACAAGGAAAAGTTTTTGTAAAGAACAAGATACGCTTAGCATATTCGGCTTCTGTTTTAATATTATTAGCTTTTTGATTATTAGTATATAATGAAATATATTTACCTTCTTGAAAATCTTTTATTGTAATGGTATTAACGATAATTTTACTGGAATCTAGATTCTCCCATTTATAATCAAATAACATTATATCATTACTCCATGCATTATTACAAGGTTTACCTAATTCGTCACAGTATTTTTTATAATCACTAAATAGGCCTTTTAAATTCCAAAAGTTATCATCGTATAACTTAGATAATTTGTCAGATATACTATCTTTTATTTGAATTAAATCCTTATAATTCTCTTTAATTTTGTAATATTCAACCTTGGACATTGTACTTAATACTTAATATATATATAAATAAAATATCAATTTTTCATATATAATAAAACGAGTACATAATCTTATAAATGAAAAGAAAATCTTAGAGTCTATAAATTTTAATGTATTTATAAGATTATGTACTCAAAATTTAAAGCATAAAAATAATTAATTGTCAAGCTGTGTAGGGAAGCCTCTAATATTCTTAATAAGTTCATCATCGGCAATATCTTCTGATATTGTTATTAAAGTATCATTGTATTTTGTTACATCACTCATTATTAATATTTACAACATTTTAAACCTTATATATTAATAGAATGACAAGTAAATGCGATAATGTTATATCTTTAAAACAGTACGGGCCCACGTGCTGGTTTAATAGTATTTTGATGGCAATATTATATAGTGATGGTAGTCGTAAAATATTGCTAGAAAAATCTAAAAGATGGAATAAAAGAATCCTTTTATTTAGAACGATTGATTATATATTAAAAAATAAATATTTGCGCACTGATAGTGGCAGTAATGATTATAAATATTTTGATAAAATAAGACCCGAATATTTATTAGATAAATTATATAAATATGATAGAAAGAAGTTTGTATTTAATTTAAAAAAGCATAAAGGCGGATATATTTCAGAATTGTATATCAGAAAAGTATATAAATTATTAGGTGTAAAAGTATTATATTTAGATATTGTATGCGACGAGTTATATTATTCTTTATATAATAATATCAATAAAATAAGTATAATTAATGATAGAATAAATTACAATTATAAATTTGTAACAGAACAAACTGTAAAAGAAAAGTTTGATAATCCCGATATTATAATTATAACCGATTATGTAAATAATTGCGCAAAAATAAAAAAATATCCAAAACATTATAAGGTAGATAATAAATCAACATTGTACAAGAATGCTATAAAAAAGGCAAGCGAATTAGTAGCGGATAATGGCGATGAGTATGTACAAGATTCGGTATTACTAGGTAATTGGAACATAGGTAATAACGGAATTGGCGGACATTCAATAGCAGGGATAACATGTAAAAAAGAAAGATATGTTTACAATGGCTGGACACGCACAACATTAGACCCAAATATTAAAAATATAAATCCAGAGGATATTAATGTATGGGAAGAGGTATTAAATAAAAAAGGGTTATTGTTTTATTACAATAAGCATTTAAAAATATCGGTATGGAAGTTACCAGTTAATGCTAAACTAATAAAACTAAGTGAAAAAATATCAATACCGTGTGAATTAATGAAATATAATTGGAATGTAAATAAGAACAGTGATTTTTGTTTAAATCCAAGGAAATGTATATTGGATAAAATGGACCCCAAAGATTTGTGTTTTTCATTCAATAAAGGGCGTAGATGTATTATTTATGTTAAAAAGGATATTAAATCAGATAAATCAGATAAATCAGATAAGAAATGTCCAGAAGGCAAGGTATTAAATCCATTGACAAATAGATGTATCAAAATAAAAACAATCAACAAAGTGAGAAAAAATCCTCTAAGTAAACCTGAAAAACCGGATAAGAAATGCCCAGAAGGTAAAGTGATAAATCCTAAAACAGGACGATGTATTAAGATAGCGCCAATAAAACCGGATAAGAAATGCCCAGAAGGTAAAGTGATAAATCCTAAAACAGGACGATGTATTAAGATAGCGCCAATAAAACCAGATAAGAAATGCCCAGAAGGTAAAGTGATAAATCCTAAAACAGGACGATGTATTAAGTTAAAATAGATATTTATATATGTAAGTTAAATAGTATTTACTATTTTCAATAGTTTTTAGATTTTCAAAATCAATTGAAGCATCATTTTCCTTGCAAAATAACAATAAATAGTTGAAAAGTATATCATCATCATTTATTTTATTATCAGGATTAGGAAATATATTAAGAATTTTATAAGTATTATATGAGGTTTTTCTAAGTAAACATACATAGTTTAATAGATTATTTACATCATCGCTATTATAAATACCAACCAATGTCGTTGAACTAATAAAACGATTTTTATTAAGCCAGATAGTATCGTCTAAAATTTTCTGTTTATATTCTAAATTACTATTTTTGCTCCAATCGTAAAAACAGCTATATACATTATTATAATTTAAATAACAAATATTATTCTTATTACCATTAAATTTGCTAAATTTATCGGGTCCTAATCCCATAGGATACGTAGCAACTGATGATAATTTTAAAAGAAGTAGAGCACAATATATAAAAAGTTTCTTCGTCATTATTATAATAATATGTTATTTTTTTATATAGTATGAATAATATTACATGTTTCAGATGGATCAAAATTATGAATAGGATTAGAGACTTTATTGCATTCGTAACATATAAACTTGTAATTATTTGAAGCATTAATATATATTTGATTTCTAGTCCCGCATATAGGTTTAAAACACATATTATCGTTAATATATATATACGAATTTCGTTCTATATTTTTAGCATTTATTATTAATTCATTTAAGCGATTTTCTTTCAATATTATAGTATTTGTATTCATTTTATTATATAAGTTTTTTAGCTCATTTTCCAATAAAACGTTTTTATATAACTTATCGGTTGAACTTATGTCAGTATAGTTTATTTTTCTCCAATATATTCCATTTATACCACAATGTTCGCAAAAAAATTCAAGTAAGTTATGATTTTCTATTTTTTTGTTTTCTTTTGGTAATATGTAATATTTAACTCGAATAATAAATGCGAAATGCCATATTACCCAAATAGCTAAATAGATATAATGAATAATTAAATCGTATTCAATATTTTTTTCAGGATAATAATAAGGCATCAGCGATACCATACCCATGTTGCTACCCAAATAGATGTAAACATGGAATATATACCAATCCATTAACGTTTGATTACCGAGTATAGGTAAATAAGAAGAAGTAACAATACTGTATGCGATGGATGTAAGAAACAATGTAACACTATATGCTATTCTTTCTCCCAAATTATCATGAGGGTCCATGCTAATATTGAAAAAACTAACGAGAGATATTAATGACATGACAAAGATGATGCGCCAAACATAAACCCAATAATTTCTTTTAACAAAAATGTGAATAAATCTTTTATATTTTTTCATCTTATTATTATGCGGGGAATGTTGGACAATCATATATTTCCATTCCGATAGATGATTAATAATATTTTTGTTAGTATTTACAATCCAATTAATATCATAGTTATCGCATTTAGTTATTTCTATTTCAATTTCCAAATCTTGTATATCAAAGGGAAAATTATCTAATTCTACTTTATCTATAAAGCTGATATTGTAATAGTAATAAATAACATTTTTATATTTGTTATTACTCTTGTGAAGGAACGGCCCTTCTTGTTTTTCGGATTTAATTTCATACTTATTTAAAAAGAGTATATTAAGTGGTTTCCAAGATGGATTATAGTTTGTTTTACCATACGATAAAATGTAATATAGGTCAGATATACTAGGTAACCATTCAACTTTAATACGCAAAACACATTCAAATTTTTGTTCTATTTGTTTAATATTAGTAATGCTAGTTATATCAATTGTTACTAATATATTTTCTTCATTAATTTTAGGTTTAAAATATTTATAACAATTATTTTGTAATAAACGCATATAATCAAACTCCCTAATGTCTTTTAATTGAAAGTGTTGAAGTACAATATCATTAAATGTGATATTTTCACAACAGTTATTAGTACAATCTAATAATGAGTTTGCATGAGATACAAATGGTGTATTTATGTCTCTTAGATTTTTACCAATAAATATAGTATTTTCTTCAACCTTATTCCATACTGTACCAATATTAGGACATTTTGGATCAGGTATGAAAAAATTATTATCAAAGTGAATTAGATCGTTTAGATTTATAATGTCATCAATAGCTTCTATGTTAAATGTTATGATATCACAATTAGTAGTATCATATTTATATTTGATCAATTGTTTCATTTTATCATTAGTATTTGAGATATCAGTATAATTATTTAAAAGATGTGAGATATCAGTTTGAATCCAAACCTTATCATTAATAGAATAACTGTGATTATTATTTTTCAATATGCATATATATTCTAATATATTATTTCTAAGAATATGAGGTGAAAAACATAATGCCGAATCGTTAATCTTAAACATATATATGTGTTCTGTAAATACATCAGAATCACCCAATAATATATCTGGTACAGTTATACCGTCTCTATTACTACTATCTTTTCTAAACGCCCATTTACCAATGATATGATTATCGTTAATATAGATGTCGTAATTTTCTTTGCCAATTGGAATATTTTCTGCAAAAAATTCTAAGTTAGTACCATATATAAGCATTCTATTTTCTTTTGCAAACCAAGAACCTTCAAAATGTTCCTTGCAAATCTTATTAATTTTACTTTTATTATTATTAGCATATTCAATTGATTTTTCATTTTTTTTATCAACATCGTCAATTATTACATCATATATAGAGTGTATAAAAAATCCAGTAATATTATTATCATTAATTGTTATGTCGTTGCTATTGAATTTCATACTATAAATTATAAATGAGTTATAGCCAAATTTCAATGTACTAAAACCTATATATGTGGAGTTTTTCAATTCTTTTTGTTTTATACGACATTCTTCTATGGAATGTAATTTTTTACCACATTTAATTGCTTGTTTAAAATCTTTGCCACATAATATATCTGTATTTTTCATAAAAAAATGTTTATACTATTAATAATTATACAATTTATTCTCTATACAATCTCCCGTTTATAAAGCCATATCTATCATCTGTTTTCATTTTACTAATATATTTTTTAATATAATACTTTGTATCTGTATGATGTGTTATTCTTTTTGTAAAAATATCGTGCAATTGTTTATTATCTAAATTCTTTTCATAATTCAACATAAGATTCCATAGGATGTCATCTGTATTCAAATAGCTAATATTGATAAAATTAATAACAAGCACATAACTTTTAATATCATCTAACAGATTCTCGGGTTGATTATAAATAATATATGAGTATATTTTATCTTGAATACAGTCGGGCAAATTATCCCATATGAGTGACATTGTTACATTGATATAAATATAACAATAATCAATTTTTAATAACACTATATAATAAATGGTAAAAAAAATAAATGGAGGTATACTATATAAATTTGATGTAGGTAAAATAGGCCGAATATCTATTGAAAGGGAATATAATAATACATTAAACTTAGATACTGATGGAATAAGTTTAATGAGAGAAGTTAATGCGTTTGCGCATTCGTTGGATTTTAAATCTAAAAATAACGTTTTAACAAATCCGAATAGTTATATTTTTTTGATTAAGGATAATATACCGGATGTTGACAATTATTTTGAAGATAATTTACGTAAGCACGTTTGTAATAATCGCGAATTTATAGACTTTTTGATAGATATATGCTTTGACGAATCCTTGAATATGGATGAAAACTCGCCAAATACAATGTCATTCGTAAAATTAGCAGATACACTAAAAAAACTAACAGATTTTATATTATACGATGATTATTCTGATATAGACGAACAACATACAATAGGTGATGATGATACAGAAACGCTTAATTTCATGAAGAATATTAAGTTATTATATGGAGACAATTATAAAAGAGCTACGCGAGCAGGCGCGGGTAGTAACGATGTTTCATTAGAATATCCAGATGAGTATTATATACCGATTGTTAGTTTCAAAAGTTATAATGATATCAAAACCATTTTTTCACCATATATATCTCCTGAATTCTTTGATAATTTATCAATTATTATAGGTTATTCTAATATGTTTAGATATTGTGGTTTATTTACAAATAGAACAAATACATATAAATCATTGAATAAATTATATCATTTGCTAATATATTATCCGTTTTATGAAGATATTGCTGAAAAGAATAAATATATACGAGAATTATATAAAGAAACTTATTTTACTTTAATAGAGATAACAAAAAGAATATATAAAATATGTACTGGTAGTAAATTAAATAAAACCAATGTAAAATCAAGGTCAAAAAGCACGAAAAAATCAGAAAAACCGCAAAGATCTTCTACACGACTTTCTAAAAAATGATATTAAAGTTAATTATTTTTATACAATAATGAAGAAACTATTTCATATTTCTGATATACATATACGTAATGGAGATAAAAAAACATCAAGATATCAAGAATATTCAATAGTATTTGATAATTTATTTGTATCTTTAAAAACCAATATAGAAAAATATGAATTGGATAAAACGGATTATCTAATAATTGTTTCTGGTGATATTTTTCATAACAAAAATGTAATAGGCAATTTTGGTTTAGAATTATATAATAAGTTTATCAAAGGATTGACGGATATTGGTAGGACTATTATATTTCATGGGAATCATGATAGAAATCAAAATGAGATAGACCAACCATCATTAATTTCATCAACAATAGAAATGAATAATCTGACTATATTAAAAGAAACACAAGCTTTTATTATTAATGATATAGGATTCAGTTATGTAAATATTGATGATACATTAGATAAAACTGCTACTGTTGGTCGCGTTAAAAAATTGCCAGATTTTCCAAAAATAGAATGTGATACTCTTAAAACGGTGGCATTATTTCATGGAACATTTGGAAATGTCAGATTATATAACGGTACACAGGTATTAAATAGTACAAATCCGTATCCTTTTGAATGGATATCACAATTTGATTATGCATTATTGGGTGATATTCATTTGAGACAGAAAGGTATGTATGGTGATTTGTTATGGGGATATGCGGGTTCTCTTATTCAACAAAATTATGGCGAAGACATTATAAATCACGGGTATATGATATGGGATCTAAAATCGGGAACTGTTGAAAATATCAATGTTTATAATCCGTTTGGATTTATAAATATAACATATCAAGACGATAATATATATATACGTAAACGAGGTAAATATGATATTATATTAAAAGATATAATAGAAAACGAATATTTTCCAAGAAATATAGATATTAGAGCATATGCTGAAATATCTGTTGAAGGATATACGAAGTTATATAATATTTTAAATAATAATAACATTAATTATAAGTGTCTTAGAAATCGCGTGACGCAGAAAAAGGTAGAAGATAATGCGGATAAATCTCTTCAAGTTGATAAGGAGACCTTTATAGAATATTTAAATACAATTATACCCAAGGAATATTATGATAAAGCGATAGATATAATTAGAAATAATGAGATATTATTATTTGATAATATTAATTGCCCAGAAGAACTTATAGATGAATGTACGAAAAAGAATAAGGATTTAATACAATTAATTAAAACTTATAATACGAATACAATGTTAAATGGTAATAAAAATATAAAATATCCGTTTTGTATTGAACAATTAGAATGGGAAAATTTATTTTGCTATGAATCAGGAAATTGTATTAATTTTGCAAATGCAATTAATAGCACTTTACTAATATGTGGTAATAATGGAACGGGGAAATCGGCAATATATGATATTATAACACTATCTATATGGGGTGTAATAACAAAAGATAAACAATCTCAAATGTCAAAAAATAGTATTATAAATTATAAACATAATAAGGGTGTAACGTCGATAGATATTTCAATAAATGGTAAAAAATATAATATAAAAAGAACATTCAATGCGATTTTAAAGAATAATATAGAAATATATGAATATCTGGATATGGAAAAGCATTTAATAAGTAAAAACAATGCATGTTCAGAGTTCATAAAAAATAATCTAGGTTCGCTTGATGATTTCTTAACATGTTCAATGATAACACAAGTAGTAGACAATGATATATTGCGTATGGATTATAAGGATTGCACTGCAATTATAGATAAGGCATCAAATATCAATGAAATATACGAACTATTTAATTTACTAAAATTGAGTTTAAATAAGTATAAAGATTACAAAAAGACGATTGAAAATAAGCGCGATGTTTATAAGCATATTATTTCAAAAAACAATGCTAATACGGGTAATAAGGATGTATTATTATTACAATTAGAAAAAAACAAAGAAAAATATGATAAACTGGTAAAGGAAAATAATAGGATAGATATAGATATAAATTGTGATAATAATTTAGAATTATTAAATCATGATTATGTATATCATGATACATTAGACACAGATAGTTATCATACTTTATGTAGTGAATTAAATGAATTAAAGATTTATTTTAAGGATAAAACGTATATTGAGGTTAAGAAAAAATCAGATAAATATTCAATTAGCATGAAAAAGCATGATAATTGTGATAAACCATGTGAATATTCTTTCATCAAGGATGAAACAGAGTATCTATCGCAATATAAAATGGAAATAGATTGCGATATTGATTACATTAGCATAGAATATGATAGAATAATTAAAGAATTAAATATTATAGAATTGGATAAGCCAAATAAAATAATTAAACCTAAACGAGATATATGTGATATTGAAAAAGATATTGGCAATATGTTTAAAACCGATACAGGATCTTCTATACAACAATTAAGGGATTTTATTGTTAATAATAAACTATATGTTGATAATTATAATTTGACGGAATTGATATCATATGATTGTTATATAAAACTCTTAGAATTGAAGGAAAAAACAAATAGTGATTTGATTAAATGTGATAATAATTATATAGAATATGACAAACAATTACAAGCATTATATTCGTCTAAGTCTGAATTAAAAATAATATCAAGACCGGATTATGAATATGATGAGAGTATTGGTATTATCAGTAATAATAATGATATTAGTATGATTATAGAAAACAATGATAAAATATTAACAGATTGTTATGAGAAGCTAGATATTCTAGATAAATTGAGGAGTGAACTAAATAATTATAATGAAGAACTGTGGAATTTAAGAAATAATAAGAATAATGAGTATGATCCTAAATGTAAATATTGCTGTAACAGACCATGGGTAAAAAGGATTAAGGAACTAGAAACGAGTATTTATGAAACTGATAAAAAGATTACTGAATTGGATGACAATATTTATAATACTAATATAGAATACATAAAAGTTTATAATGAGAATGATTTAAACAAAAGTAAAATAGAAAATACTGAATTGTATAGATTATGGGACAATTATAATAAATACATAGCGAATAGCAAACAAATAGATGATGATATAAGCAAGGTTATTTCAAAAATTAGTGATAATAAAAAGAATAATAATACAAAATTACTTGATAGTATCAATAAAGATATTGACAATTTTAGAATTAATGCAAATAGATTACATAATGAATTAACTGAATATAATGATTATTTAGTATATTGTAAATATATCAAAAAGTATGATGAACTTGGGAATAAGAAGAGTTTATATGAAAGTAAAATGAGATATAAAAGATATATAGAGCCAAGAATAATTAAATTAAAAGAATTAGAGAAATCCTATAATGATTGGTATGAATATAAGGAGACTAATGATATAATTAATGCATATAGATATATTGAATTGAGCAAAATAATACGTGAAGTTGATGTAAAGATTTCAAATAATAATAAAAAAATAACAAAAGACAAAGTATTGGCCAAAACAAAGATAATTAGAGATATAGATGAAAGTAATAATGAGATTAAAACTATTACTGAAAAAATAGCACATATAGATGCCTTAGAAAATTATAATACTAATAATTTAAATAATTATTATTACTATGATAAGGAGTTACATAAAATAAATGATGTAATAATAATATTAGATATAATAATAAGTAATTTCAAGGATTATAGAATAAATTTGTATAAGGAACATATATTGAAGAGATTGATAGAGAAGACTAATAATTATATTAAGGATTTGTGTCATGAGGAAACTAAAAAGTTCAAATTAGATTATATGATAAATCAACAGAAGGATATAATACATATTAATTGGTTGATTCATAATGTTACAAATGATAATATAGAGCAAGTTATATCAATAAATCAGGCATCTGGGTTCCAAAGATTTGTAATATCATTGGCATTGAGAATGAGTTTATATTCAAATACACAATGCGAGCAGATATTTATTGATGAGGGATTTACGGCATGTGATAAGCAGAACTTGTCATTGGTGCCTGGATTTTTGAAGAATTTACTTAATACATTTAGCGGGGTTGTAATAATGTCACATATAGATGTTATTAAAGAAAGTATGGATATAGTGACAAATATAGAATATAATAATAAAACGAAAACTTCTAATATAAATTATAATATTTAAAGATATTACATTATTATAGTATAAAATAATGGCGTATCCATATATATCTAGTAATATATGTGGAAGTTTAGGGGAACAATTATTTCAGATAGCAAATGTATTTAAATTTGTCAAAGAATCGCGAAAAAATAAGATAAGGAGAAAGGTTGTTTTTAAGAAGGACGAAAATAGATATTGGGATACTATATTTAATGGAATATTTAAGATATATGACGAGGGTGTATATAATAACATTGATTTTTTAGAATTACATGATAATTTAGAAAGCTACTATGATAATAATTCAAATATAAAATTAACAAATTGCTGTAATATATTTGACGAAAATATTAAGGAAAGGATGGTAAGAATAATATATAATGACGATGATTTAATGTATGGCGCATATTATAAATATAGAAATATACTTGATCATTTTGGAGAAGATACAACAGATAATGATATGGTATCGATAGAATATGATAATAACTTGGATAATGAATATTATATAAATGGAGTTGAACATGTAGGAATTAAAAACATAGTAATATTTTGTAAAAATAAGGATGAGTGTAAGACAGTATTTACGAGGGGTAAATATAATATATATTATGTAGAAAACATGGATGCTGAGGAGGAGATAATATTATTTTCAATGTTTAAGAACAATATTATATCCGGGTCTATGAATAATTTATGGGCTAGTTACATAAGTCATTATGATAATAAGATTGTTGTAGCTCCTAAAATAATGAAGGATAATGGATATAATAACATAACAACTTATTTATAGTTATATGACGGCTTTAATTTTATTTAATTTATTTTTATCAATATTGTTATACAATGCGTTGAAGCAATTTTGCAAATTTAAAAAGTCATATTCGTCGTAAATTATTTCATAGTAATATTTCAATTGATAATTACAGTATCTTTTATTATCAAGTTTAAAAATCATTTCTTTGTATACTTCTATATCGCCAAAAAGGTTATCGGTATCGTATACAGATAATATTAGATTAGTATTATCTGTATATTGTAATATATATTCTTTATTAAATATGGGGCAATTATTATTATTAATAACATCAGTAATAATATTATAGTTACCATATTTGATAGAAATTATAATATCATTTTAGAAAAAAGATCTATATTGTTATTAGATGCGAAACTAATTAGATTAATCTTTAACAGATTCATTTATATAATATAAGATTTAAAAAAAGTATATATTATAATACTTATATAAAAATATGAATCATGAAATACCAATATGGACTAAAAATAGATATATAGTGTCGGGTTATAGAAAGGGTAATTCAAATAAATTAGGATATATGGTATCAATATTTAAAATTCATAATGAGACTATTAATATATGGACGCATTTTATAGGACTATTATACTTTTTGAATAATTTAATATTAAATGTAAATGAAAATACTGCACTAGTTTTGTATGAAATTGTTTGCGTTATATGTTTTGGAATATCAACAATTTATCATACTTATATGCCTTATTCTCAACAAAATTATATGTTATTATTGAAATTGGATTTAATTTCAATTATATTAAATATTGTTACTTCAAATATATTGATATATCATTACTGGTTTTGGTGTTATGATGATATAAAAAAAATATATTATATCATATCATTATTATATTTGGGGGTAGGATTTGTGATATTGCTAAATGTAGATATTATTAAACAATATAATTACATATTGGCATATTATAGTTTATATAATTTAGGTATAGTTATAAGTTATTATCATATTAATATCATATCGCATGGTAATGTAAATGAAATAATAAAATATAATTTTATAAAGCCATTACAATATTTTGGTATAGGTTTTATAATATATACTACAAAAATGCCAGAACGGATTGTATCGCAATACTTTGATATATATGGAAGTAGTCATCAATTATGGCATATATTTTCTTTCATGGGTAGTTATTATTATCATGAAGAAATTATAAAAAATATAAATTATAGATTAATAGATAATTGCTATTATTGTTTTAATAATGCGAGTGCGATGGCTGCTCTAACATCCAATTGTGTAATATGATCATCCATAATATTTCTTTTTTCTTGCATTTTATCTTTGATTAGCGATAGTTCGATTTCGTAAATCCACGTTCTTTCATGACTATCTCCTGAAAGAGTATCTACTGAATATTCATCTAAATCAAATGTAATATAATTGCTTTCTTTAAGCAAGAGAGTTTCTCCATATTCAGATGCGAAATTATCATAAAATTGTGCGTTTTCTATACAAGACTCCATGTCCATCCATGCTTCGCTAATAATTTTTTGCATAGTATCTATTTTAGAAATAGATTGTTGGAGTTCATAAATATTATTTTCGTCATAGGTTAGTTCAAGTTTTTCGTCAAGATTGTTGAAGATGTCGGCTACTTTGCGTTGCAGGTGGCTGCCGTAGAGCGGCATATTTTGGTTTGCTTGTTGGTTTGCTTGCTGGTTTGCTTGTTGGTTTGCTTGCTGGTTTGCTTGTTGGTTTGCTTGCTGGTTTGCTTGTTGGTTTGCTTGCTGGTTTCTGACATTGTAACAATAAACAAAATCAATTTTCAATAAAAATAGAACAAATGTTAGCAATCTACATAGAATGTTTGCACAGGGCTAATGAACCCCGAATCCTTAGATATAATTCTATAATGAAAGTGTTTGCTTAATGCTATTGTAAATGCTTTGTTTACTTTGTATTTATCAGGACAATATATTCGTATATCTGCTCTTTTATTTTTAACAATTGCCAAACCACTATTGCTAAAACCTTTATATGCATCATATGGATTGTTGATAACAAATCCTGTATTATTGGATGCCCAATATATAACTTTGGTACCATCTTCGTAATCAGACATATCAATAGAATAATTCAAATTAGCACCTTCGGGATATTGTGGTTCAATAAATAAATTAGATGGTATAAATGTGGTACCTAAAAAGGGCAAATATGTTTCTTTTTTAAGCAATAAAAATACAACAGCAATTAATACAAAAATGCTGAGTATACGAATAAATAAATTACAATTATTATCAAGCAATATATACGCTGATGTAATGATAGTGAATAACATTATAACCATATATAATATGATATTAATATACAAGTCAGTAAAAAAAACTTTGTTCATTATTACTATATAAAAAGAATATAATTACTATTTAGCCTCTATAAATTTCATCAGCCACGCCCATTTTAATTGTTTCTTTGGAATTAAATTGAATATCTTTAATCAATAGACTATTTAGCATTTTTTTAGTGATTTTAGTTTTCGTCAAATAAATATTATTAATATGTTCTTGTACTTTAATACAATTTTTATAAGTATCATCTATATATGCCAGTTTACCCCAGCAACCAGAACGCAATTCGTGAATAAGTACATATGAATTTTCACCAACATATCTTTTTTTACCATGAATACTAATAATAGTACCCGCAGAAGAAACATCGCCATCAATAACAGTATTAACAGGTACTTTCAAATTGTTCATACAATCAATAATAGAAAAAGCTGAACTAACACAACCACCATCCGTTGTGATGTGTAGATAAATTTCTGGTTCAACTTGTGTTGTAATAGCTTCCATTTTGAGAGAAGTTTCTAAAATTCTCAATTGCTTACATAATTGAAAAGCTGTTTTCTGAGTAATATTATCAGAAAAATAGATATGATTATTAAAACTATAAATATTGCCTTCTCCTGTTTTGGTAATGCAATCGTCATCATCTTCCATACGAGGGCGCTTTCTTTTATTATTAAACTCCATTATTATTATATTAAATATAATATAATCTTATATTGTTTTAGCAAATACATACAATGATAAAAGTTATTTATATATATTGGGCACAAAAATTTATAAATGCTCCTGATGTTGTTAAAAAGTGCTTATCATCTTGGAAATTACATAATTCTGATTGGAAGATAATAGAATTGGATGATGATAATTTGTATGAGTATATAAATATTGATATGTTAATACCTGAAATAAATAAAAAGGAGATAACTAAGACCAGTTATTCTGATATAGTTAGATTATTTTTACTTGAAAAATATGGAGGCTGTTGGTGTGACGCTACGACTTTTTGTAATAAATCATTAGATTCGTGGTTAAATGCTTGTGTAAATGATGGTTTTTTTGCGTTTGATAGACCAAATAGAATGGATAGATTAATATTATCATCGTGGTTTTTATATTCTGATAAATCAAGTTATATTATTAAAAGATGGAGGGATGAGACAATTGAATATTGGAATAAAAATAATAAAATGGATAACTATTTTTGGTGTCATTTATTATTTAATGAATTATATAATACGGACATTAAATTTAAAAAAATATGGGATGACGTGGGTAAAATAGATACGCGGATTCCTCATTATATACAAGAGCACGGTTTATTAATGTGTGTGTGTGATAATGTAAAAAACCATGTTAAGGAGTGCAGAGCACCGGTGTATAAATTGACATATAAATTTAATATAAATGAATATAATGAAGATTGTAATCTAGCTTATTTGTTGAAATAAAAATGAGTACATAATTTTATTTTTCTAAGATTTTTATAAACTTTTTGAAATTCAAGAGATTTTATTAATTATGTACTCGTTTTTTATTATTATTAAATATAGAGAGCTATGGAAAATTTAGATATTATTGTGGCATTTATAACAGTATTATTTATAATAGCCGCTTTATATTTTAATAAAGAAATTAATAGGCTATTTAATCAATATCACGTGGAGCCATTTAATGTAGATAATAGTAATATAGGATTAAAATGGATATATTATAGCAACAGAGAGCCTAACGATGGTGAAAAAATCAATAGACAAGCATTATATGATATTTTAAAATTAAAGTTTGTATATCCGGTGATAATATCACAAGACACATTAGATTCTTTAAATATTGATAATATCACATATGATACATATATAGATGTAGATGGTAGATTTTTTAAACCATATAATCCTAATAAATTACTAGCATATAATGCTGGTAGAAAATGGATAAAATTGGGAAGAGAAGACGATACCGAAAATTATGTATTGAATGATTATACAGAAATATTAAATAATAGTATTAAGGAAGCTATAAAAGCTAAAATTGCAGAAGAAGATTATGAAGATATAAATGGTGAGAATGTAATAACATTTGACAGAAGAGAATATGCAAATATGAAAGGGGATACAAATATAACACACGATTCGTATATAATTGTAGACGATAATATATACCAACCTTTATATCCGACAGAATATATAGCTTCTAATGTTGTTGAGGGAGGTAGTTTAAATTTAGACTATATCAAGAGTAACGGGATGGATGCTTCATTTTCAGGTTCAACCGGTATTAATACGCAGAACTCTATGGATACATATTCTTCAACAGATGCATACAAAACTGACGCAACTAATGCCGAGTTAAGTATGAATACAAATTATATGTATTACAGGCAAAGTGGAGATGATTTAGAAAAGACAATATTAGATCCTATTGAAGACACTTATTTGCCATATAATGATAATAAATATAAGGATGATCCCGAGTTTGCTTCAACTAATAATATAAATGAATTTGTTATAATTGATGTTTATAAAAAACTATTGAATAGACATCCTAGACCAGAAGAATTGAACAAAAACTTACAAGACTTTTATGAAAAACTAGGAAATGAAGAGAAGTTAAAAATGAAGATATATAATTCAACAGAATATAAAATGATAGTTAAAATGCAATCAAATGATGTTGAACCAGGTTTAATAAGACATATTTCACATACTAAATTAATAGACAGTTTAAAGCCTTTATATAAACAGCATTATGAAAAGAATTTGCCAGATAAAATGTTAGTGCCTTTAAAACAATGTTATATTCATTTGCAATATAATGATTATTTATTCAAAGCTATGTTAATGCATGATAAGTATATCATGTTTGAAAATGCTGTAATAAGGGAATATATAATGACTGATAAAAAACTCTTAGATATTTTTAATAAACATTTTGTATTATATGAATTGAGATTGATTGCCAATGAATTAAAGCGTCGTGATATAATCAAACGAAAGGCTTTTGAAACTCCAATTGCGCTTTACACGGACACTAGTAAAAATGCGGCAAGTAGTACAGATAATAGTGATACGGCAATGAATAGCGGAAAACAAATATCGGATATTGTAAAAGACGGAAATAGTGTATTTAATATAAATATAACATTAAATGATAAAAATAAAGATGAAAGTAAGCCATATAGTATGACAACTGAAATCATAAATAATAATATGGATAATCGCGATATGTCTACTAGCGAGAATTCTACAACAACAGAAGAGGCATCAGGCGGTTCTGACGGTTCTGACGGTTCAGGTGGATTTGATGGAATACCGGAATATAAAGAACATCCGGATTATGAAAAAATTTATAATAACGAAGCTGGTAAAGCAACCGGATATAATACAATAAAACGAGATAAAAGTTATCGTATGGGGAATAGGATATATAATCCAATAACATATAAACAACAATATAGGGGACACCCTGGATATCGCCCGAATGTGTGTTCTTATGGGACAGAACAGGTTGTAAATCCAGTATTATTAAAGAATTCAAATCTATATCAAGGGACAGATTTAGAAGATGCATTTAAAAATACACAAATAGGTAGTATTATGCCTAAATTTGAATATAGAGAATACGAAGAAATAAATTAAAAATAAAAATATTTATATATATTAGTATTGATATGTTCGATGGTGAATATATGTCGTATGAAGGTGGTTCGGTAAAAGTATATACGGGGCCTAGGAAAGGAAAATTTGTTATAAATAAAAAAGGGAAAAAGGTATATCTAGATAGAAAAACAATAGCAGATAGCTTAAAATATACCCCTAAAAAATCTACTAAAAAAACTTAGATTATTTTTAATATATGTATTTAAATTAGATAACCTAATGTCTTCTGATGCAATAGATAATATAATAAACGAAATTGAAGGAAATAAACTAAGAATAGTTTATAATGAATTTAATGCTGTAATAAATATTATATCAAAGTTTGTGATTAAAAAGAAATTGATATTATATGGAGGTTTGGTAATAAATTTGGCATTACCGAAAAAATTTAGATTTTATAAAGATTATACAATAAATGACTATGATTGTTTTTCAAAAAATCCATATAAAGATTCATTGGAATTAGCTATGCTTATAAAAAAAAATAAATATAAATACATTAAAATTAAAAAGGCAAAACACGATGGGACACTTAAAATATATGTATACGGTAAGCAAATTTTTGATATAACAATGATGGAATCAGAACAATATAATAAATTATTAAAATTTTCAAATAAAAAAGAGAATAAATTAAAATACTATACTGAAAAATATAAAACCATCCCAATAGAATATATGAAAATGAACTTATATTTTGAATTATCGCGCCCAGAACAATCTGGATGGCGATGGGAAAAGATATTTAAACGTTTAAATTTATTGGTAAAATTTTATCCAACTAAAACAAGCGATATCAAACTTAAAAAATGTTTATGTATTAAAAAGCAATATAGTAAGGTTATTGAAAAATTATTAAATTATATTAAAAGCAAAAAATATCCATTAATTGACGGATACCCGTTAAGATTATATAAAAAGAAAGATTGTTGTTATCGTTTAAGTGAGTATTCGCGATACACAACAATCTTATCAAATGATTATAAAAAAACAAAGAATGAAATTGTAAAATTGTTAAAAGCTACATTGTCAAATAATACACATGATATAACTATAAAGCATAACGCTATCAATATATATAATTTATACGCATCATATGATATCAAAATAATAGAAAAAACAACAGGTGAATATTTTAATATAATTAAAATCATATTAAATGTAAATGAATGTTTTTCAATTAATGTAAAAGAGGGTTTTACAACCGGTAGCGTTGATACGAATCTATATTTTTTGTATTTAGATTATGTTAAAAACAAGATATATCTTAATAATTTAGATGAAGCAAAGGAAAATCTATATTATATAAATCAATATGAATATTATATAAAAAATATTATTAAAAATAATGTAACTAAGCGATTAAAAAGTGAATGTTATGGAAAGCTAAATAACGAAGACGAAATAAAGCGCGCGTGGAAACAAAAATTAACTATTAAGTATTTGAGCTAATTATGTTTTTTAGAAGTTTCAATTGTTTTTTTAATATTTAAGTCTATATCAGAGCTACTATCGGTACTACTATCATTAGCATCATTAGCATCATTAGCATCATTAGCATCATTAGCATCATTAGCATCATCGTTATTCACCATATCATTATACAAATTGTTGCGGCAATTATATGCTACCAAAATTGTATTATTATTTTTATTCAATATAATTTTATCATTATTTTCTAATTTATTTAAGAGTTCCATCATTCTAAGTTGTTTAATTGAGTTGATATCACCAAATAAAGATTTTGTTGATTCATTGTGCATACTAATGATTACATCGTCATAAAATGGCAAAAAACTGTTTAATATTAAATAAAAATTAGACAATAAGCTATAATATAATGCTTTATAATTGTTAATAATGTTTAATTGCATTTTATTAAAAAACACATATGGTTCTTATATAATTTTAACCAAATGTCTTTTTAATTGTGTAAATACAAAATGTTAATTTAACTGAATGTATGCTAGATTTATCTAAATTAGTGAAAGTATTATCTTTGAGTGATAAATCAAATCTGGTTAAATCTGGTATTGGTGGGTTAAACATATGAGTTCCAGAATCGGAGAAGCTACCCGTACTAGTTCCATTATTAGTTTCTGATTTCTTAAAATTTACACCATTGGCTTCACCAATATATTCAACCTTTTCCAAATATTTAACTACGTTCATATTGTTACCAGCTCTAATATAAGACGTGGCTCTTTCTATATTATTTAATATAACAAAAAAAGAGCTATCATATTCATTGAATGGTGCATTTGTAGGTGTTATAATTTTAACATTAATTAATTGTAAAGCAACAGCATTTTTAATAGATTCATCGAATTTAAAATAACAGCTGAAAAAGGTACCACCATTTTCAATACCGTTAATTGAATCTAAGTGAATGATATGTTTATCATACGCAAAGGTATTATCAAGATTTCCGTCCATTATATTTTTCCTTTATATTTAAAGTATATATTTATTTGATTGCAATGAATACATAAAAAGAGAGTACATAATTAATAAAAAAGTATAAATTATTAAAAGTTTATAAAAGTTGTAGAAAAAATAAGATTATGTACTCTCTTTTTAAAATAATGCAAATTTGAATGACAAAACTCTTTATATAGTATTATTAAATATGAAAAATATATAAAGATATTTTATAATTAATAAGTATAAAAAAATCAAGAATTATGGGAAAGGAAGATGAAGTAGCTGCGGGATTTGATATTGGAACTACTACAAGTTGTGCGGCCATTTGGATTAATGACCGTGTAGAAATTATTCCAGATACTCAAACGGGTTCTCGCATTATACCATCGTATGTTTCATTTGGTGATACAGAGAAGCTTGTAGGAGATGCTGCCAAGAATCAATCAACTATGAATCCTAAGAATACTATTTATGATACAAAGCGTTTGATTGGTCGTAAATTTACAGATGATGTTGTCAAAGAAGATGTTAAGCTATGGTCATTTTCAGTATCGGGAGATAATAATAATAAACCACTAATTAATGTAAAATATAAGAACGAAGATAAAACATTTCACCCCGAAGAAATCTCTGCTATGGTTATCCAACGTCTAAAAGAAACAACTGAATCTTATTTGGGTCATCCCTTGAAAAAGGTAGTAATTACAGTACCTGCTTATTTTAATGATTCACAGCGCCAAGCTACAAAAGATGCTGGTGCTATTGCTGGACTTGAAGTTCTTAGAATCATTAATGAACCTACGGCTGCTGCTATTGCATATGGTCTTGATAAAACGGACGATAAGCAAGAAAAAAACATTTTGGTGTTTGATTGCGGTGGTGGTACACATGATGTATCTATTCTTACACTAGACGGTGGTATTTTTGAAGTAAAGGCAACTGGTGGAGATACACATCTTGGTGGCTCAGATATTGATAATCTCATTGTTGATTATCTGTGTGATGATATTAAAAAGAAACATAAAATGAATGTTCGCGAAAATGCACGTGCACTAAAACGGCTTAATATTGCTGCGGAAAAAGCTAAGAAAAATCTTTCAGCCGCATCTACAACTAGTATTGAAGTGGATTCTCTAATGGATGGAGTAGATTATAATACTAATCTATCGAGAGCTAAATTTGAGTCGCTTGCTGATAAAGTATTTCAAAGAACTTTGAAGCCACTTGAACAATTGCTTAAAGATGCAAAGATGGGTAAAAGCGATATTGATGAAATTGTATTGGTTGGTGGTACAACTCGTATTCCAAAAGTACAAGAGCTTCTATCTGCTTATTTCAATGATAAGCAACTTAATAAATCACTAAATCCAGATGAAGCTATCGCATATGGTGCGGCGGTTCAAGCATCTATTCTAACAGGTCAGGGTAATAGTAAAACAAATGAATTACTTCTCCTAGATGTGGCGCCACTTTCGCTGGGTATTGAAACCGCTGGTGGTGTAATGACAAAAATTATTGAAAGAAATACAACTATTCCGACAAAAAAATCACAAGTATTTTCTACATACGCCGATAATCAACCCGGTGTTGATATTAAGATTTATGAAGGTGAGCGTGGATTTACAAAGGATAATAATCTTCTAGGTAGTTTTCATCTAGATGGAATCCCACCAATGCCCCGTGGACAAGCGCAAATTGAAGTATCTTTTGATGTAGATGCTAATGGTATTATGAATATTACAGCGGAAGAAAAGTCAACCAAGAAGACAAATAATATCACTATTACAAATGATAAGGGTCGTTTGTCAAAAGAACAAATTGATGAAATGATTAAAAAGGCAGAAGAATTTAAAGAAGAAGATAATAAACAGAAAGAGCTAATTGAGGCGAAGAATGGTCTAGAAAACTATCTATATAATCTTAAAAATTCAATGACTAAAAATGAAAACTCGCCACCGACCCTTGATGAAGTTAAAGAAGAACTTGATCCAATTATTGAAGAAGGGCTAAAATGGCTTGAAGATACTGAGAGTGATGACGCGGATATCTATAAAAATAAGCAAAAAGAGCTAGAAGAACTTGTAAATCCTCTAATGCAAAAACTATATAGTAGCCAAGGTCCACCAGGAGGAATGCCAGGAGGAATGCCAGGAGGAATGCCAGAAGGAATGCCAGGAGGAATGCCAGGAGGAATGCCAGGAGGAATGCCAGAAGGTGCGACAGAACCAACTATTGATGAAGTTGATTAATTCATCTTTTAAATGATATATAAAATACTAATGCGCCTATCAGAGCGAATAGTAAGGCGCCTCCAATAATGCTAGCTAATATAATATTATATATCCAATATATTTCGCGTTTAATATCCTCACTGCATTCACAATTAATTTCTTTTAATCTGTTAATAAATATTATAACAATAACTATATTAGCAAGACCGAAGATTGATACAATGTTTGTAAAAGATTTATAGAACATAAATACATCATTGTTATTTAAATCTATTATGCTATAATCAGAAATATATAAATATACATTGATTAGTAATCCGATGCAAAAAATAGGTATTATAACATAAAGATAGTACTTAATGTAGCTGCGCATCCAGTGTTCACTACATGCACAGTTCATTTCTTCTAATTTATGTAACCACGTTAATGCACTTACATTTATTATTAATCCAATAATACCACCGACAATCATACCAATTATAAGTCGTGATTTTACATTACCACTGGGGCCTTTTTCCGATGGAGCTATTAATCTAGATGTAATCTTATTGCTTGTGGGCATAAATTCTTCATAATCTTTTATAGTATTTTTAGGAGTCCTTTTAGGAGTCTTTTTTGGCATCTTATCTATATAGTTATATTATTTTTATTATATAAATACATTATATTATATCATAATAAACTAATGCAGGGTTTGGAAAACATAGGTGCTACATGTGCTATAAATAGCTTAGTACAAATTATATGTCGCAATAATCATTTACGCGAAACTATATTAAGTTATGATATGAATGAAGATACCTTTACAAGTAATTTAAAAGAAATATTAGTATTAATGCATGAAAAAGATAAGTCATTAATACCGAGAAAATTTGTTAATAAGGTCTTTAACACATTTGAAGGGACATTTAGATATGGTGAACAGCTTGATATATATGAATTGTGGATATATTTATCGGATGCAATTACAAATGAAGTTAATGATAACGCCGAATATTATAACGCAATTAATGAACATGAGAATACTAGTGATAAATTAACAAATGGCGTAGTTATAAATAATGATTCCGATTTTAATAGAATACTATTGAATAGCAATAAATTAAAAGAAAAGTTTGATTATTATAATGTTAAACTAAATAATAATAAATTATCTAAATGGCAATCGTTAATACAAGGATTTTACCTAAATATAATAAGATGTACGAAATGTAATAATACATTATATAATTTTGAATCATTTATCACTTTAAATCTTAATATAACTGATAAGAATTTATCAGTAGTTGATATGATTAAACAAATATATAAAGAAGAAGTTAATTGCGACGATTGGGTATGTGGCAAATGCAATGAAAAAACAAAATATATTAAGCAAACGAAATTATGGAGTTTACCGAAAGTAATATTTATAGTTATTAACAGATTCTCTGATATATTTAGAAAAAATACAGAATCAATTAATATTAATGATGTATTGCAATTTAATGAAGGAGCGATATTAAGTTCACCTAATTGTAAAAAAATATATAGTTTGTCTTCTATCGCGATGCATATTGGTAATTTAAATAGCGGTCATTACATGGCTATATGTAATAATAATACAGATAATTATTTATTATATAATGATTTGGATGTTAAAGAAATAACTAATTTTAAAACTAATAATAACGCAGCTTATATGATTATATATAGTGAATTATAAATTTTTATTTATTTTATTTGGTAATCCATGCCCAAATACTATCATATATATCAATATAAAAGATGCAATTAGAATGCTTCTATTTTCAGCAACTTCTTCTTTTTGTTTTAATACAAAAACCATTAGCATATATAGTATTAATCCTATTATAACCGAATGCAAAACCATTTCAATACCTCTTTCCATTTTCGGTATTATACTATAATAAATAGATATAAAAAAAATTAAATATACTTATATATTAAATGGAAAATACTAATAATACAATAGTATCAGTGTCAATAGCAAACAACAATATTGTTGTATCATACGATAATAACAATAACGAAACAATCCCTTTAACCAGAGACTCTTACATAAAAATGAGAGATGTATGGTTAAAAGAGCAACCACCATTTATATCAGATAAGTATAAAAAACAAATGAATAATATAATACTTGCATCAATACAAAACAAAGAAAAATCAATATCTGAATTATCTGAGTTTTTTTCGGAAGGAAATGAAGAGAATATAATTAAATTCTTAAATTATATGAGAACGCGGGATTTAACAGAAGAAAAATCAAAATGGACAAAGAAAGTATAAAAAATAAAAAAGTATATATATTAAATTAAGAATGAAATATTTATTGCTATTAATATCATTTGCTAATATTGCTAATGCTTTTACAAGTATAAATATATACGGAACTGGTTTATTTTTACCTTATAGCATGGGAGTAATTGGATATATTAAAAAGAATATAGAAATAGGTGATTATAAAATTACTGGGATATCTGGCGGGGCATGGTGTTCTTTATTATATACACAAGAGAAAGATTTATCCGACCATGATGAAATATGGAGTTATACCGTAGGAAATAATGTTACAAAATTAAAAATACAAAGTGATATGAGAATATTTCAAAAAAATGTTGAGACAAACCTCAAAGAGCGTTATAAAAATAAAGAACCAAACGACTTAGATAAAGTATCAATAATATCTACAAAATTAGAAGGTGCCTTATTTAAGATGAAGTCGGAAGAGAAAAGTGATTTTACTGACATAAATGATATGATAGATTTTTGTCTATGTAGTTCTTATTTACCATATTTATCAGGAAGAACATTTTCAAAAAAATATAAAGGCAATCGTTACATCGATGGTGATATAAAATACGATTATAGTAAAGAAAATGAATATAGTAATAAAATAATAATACATAAACAGATGTGGGATAGAAAATTTAAATCAGATAGCTATTTGTATATTGATAAAGATAAATCGCGAGAATTATTTAAACAAGGTTGGGAAGATACTCATGATAATAAAGACAAACTTATTTCAAAAATAATTTATTAGCTTTATTAAATGATTTTTCAACACGGTCATCATAAACTTTTAATCTATCAACGCGTTTTCTTTCTTCTTTTTCTGACTTTAATTTCCTCAATTCTTGCTGTCTCAATTCTTTTTCACTCATTTTTTTTTCAGCTTTATTATCACTATATGCTTTATATTCTTCAATAGTTTTAAATTGTTTATTACTTTTCATTAATGAAGGGTCAACTAATCGCGTTCCATCATGAGCTCTCATATAATCTGTATATGATAAATTATTAGTTTTTTCCATGCTACTTGTATAATCATCGGATTTTTTACTACCTAATTCTGTAAAGTTCAGAGATTTTGCTAACAATAATGGTTCGGGTTCTTTGTATTTAACTAATTGTTTATTAACAGGAACATTCTTATTAAACAATTTATTAAAACTTTCGTTATCTATTTTGTCTTTTTTAATGATTTTTTTAATATCTATTTCTTCTCGTACTTTCGATGATTCATGCATTTTTTGTCCATAACCAAAATCTATATCTTCATCATATACTTTACATTTATCAAAATTGCGATTGAATTTTGTTGAAAACATTTCATCGGGATTCTGTAATGCTTCACTTGGATGTGGCATTGTTTCAGTTGTAATTTTATTAAAAAAATCACCTGATTGTTTTTTAAGTTCATTATGATTAATATTACTATAACGATCTTTATACTCGGTAGCGAGCTGTTTGAAGGAATATGTAATAATATTAAAAAGCTCTTTGTTTCCGTTTGGCTTATCAGGGTGAGTATTAATTGCTAATTTTCTATACGACTCTTTAAGTTCCTCCCATGTAAAATCTTTACTAACATTTAAAACTTCATAGTAGTTGAGTTTTTTCATATCTATACTTTTAAGATCTATATTTGCATCACTGTTAGTTGTAGAAACAGGTTCATTAGTTGTATTATTACTTTCTCTATTCACATTATTTAAATTTTTATGATATTGTTGATATGTATTTTGCCGCGTTGATGTGTTTCCCATATCATTAAATATTCTTACTACATATATATTTAATAATTGGAAAATATAATACGCATATAAAAACATATTAGATAAATTAATAAATATGAATAATAATTTAATTATAGCCGGGTGCAATTTTATAGGATTATATGCCGCAATAAAATGTCTAGATAATGGCTATAATGTAACTATAATTGAAAAACACAATTCATTTAACGATAAAAAAAATAATTATAGAATTTTTAACAAGAATCACATTTTTTATATTAATTTATTAAAAAAATTTTCAATAAATTATGAGAGATATATACTAAAATACAATGATACAACGCATAAAATAATTTTAAATATAATTAATAAATCTAAGTTGATATCAAAAAAAATACTTAATAGTCAAAATTTTGTTAAGTTTTGTCGTTCTATATTATCAGCCAATGAATATAATATACTCAAAAACAACATTGGTGATTTTGAGTATATATATTATAATATATCAGCCATGTTTGGTATTACATTATTTATAAACGATATTAATAAAGATATTGAATATTATATTGTGACAGAAGATAAAAACACACTTGTAAATAAAATGCTTAATTATATAATATCACGCAATGGGTATATCATATATAATACTGAAATAATAGACATTATATATAAATCAAAAATATATATAGTATCAAAATATAAAACACATATTTCAAATATATTGGTATTAACATTATCAAAAGATAATCTTTTAAGATTTAAATTTTTAAATAAAGAGCACAAAAAAATATTAAATAATGTAACTAAATATAATATTAACGCAGAAACAATATTCAGTGATAATTTATTAGAAAACGAAGGCGATATCAAAGAACATTTATTAGATAATATTCATGTCGTATGTCCTATTAGAAAACATAATATATATCTTTGGAATGTAGGAATAAATGATGTGGTTATCAAAGATAAAATTAAACAATTATTTAATCATGTCTACATATGTAGCGATTCTTATTCTAAAAACCCATTTTTTATTAATTATTCATTGGAAACTTATGATGATGTGCATAATAAGATAACTAATAAGTTGAATAAAAATTGACATATTCTCTTAAACAAAATCCATTAACATGAATATTGCAACTTTTAATAGTTATATGGTTGACGAATGTAAGAATTATTTATATATATTATTTAAACATAATTATTATACGCGTGAAATATGGTTTAATTATTTAGATTATTTTAATGTAAATTCTATGAATAAATTATTTCCCGTTATTTTACCAGCGATTATTATAAACTTTATAATATTTTATATCTTTGTATTAGTTATTAAAAAAACAACAAATGGATATAATAAAAGAGCTTTTTATTCCAAAATATTTTAACCCGTGCTACCAAATCCACCATCTCCTCTATTTGTAGCAGTTGGATTATCAATTGATAATTCCATATTAGCGTATAATTGTTTTTTTACGATTAATTGGCAACATTTCCAAGGTAATTCTAAATCAGGGGAGTCTTTATTTATTTTTATTAATGCGACTAATAAATTGCCGCGATAACTTTGATCAATAATACCAATGCTATTTGCTAACATATATCCTGATTTACTAATAGAACTTCTTGGCGCGATTTCAACATAATATCCATTTGGTATACTTAATTTAATACCAGTATCATATAATGTAGTACAGCTATTTATTACCTTATGCTCTTTTATAATGGTCAAATCATATCCAACATCACTATACGAAGCTTTCACAGGCATAATCGCTTTTTCATTTGCCATATATACTTTAATCTTAGGCAAATTATCATTATCATTGAAATTGTAGATATCATAATTAAGATATAGGTATTTGAGGTCATAAACAATACCAAGAAAGTCAAGCATATCCGAATCCTTATATACAATTGTATATCCGATAGCTTCTTTAATTATAGTAAAAGGAATCTTATATAGGTCAGATAATAATTGATAATTGTTATGGTTATATATAGTAATGCGCAAAGATGTTCCATTAATATTAGCAAATTGTTCCAAATACGCTTTAATAAATTGATTTTTTAAGTTAAAATCATTTAAATTATTAATAATATTAGATAAATCTTGATCTATCAATAAATCAAAATTATCATATTTTATGTGTTTTTGTATATCACTTATTAAATTAGTAGAGGATATACAAAGTTCAATATTATTATATTCCGAGACATATACATCACCCAATAGTTTTAATTCGTCAATAATAATATCAATATTTTTGAAATATGGATAATTTAACTTAGTATATGACTCGCATTTATTATAATAATTATATGTCAAATACCTATTTGTTGTTTTAATATCTGATATTTTTAAAATACATTTCAAATGTATACCATTATATTTTTCTTTAAAATTAAATAATACAAGACCTAATATATAAGCTTTTTCATGAGTATCAATTGTTTCAAAATATTTATCATCAACCATTTTAACTATTATGACTGTGAAAAACTTTATATCATTATTAATTAATGGCAATCAATTATTATAAATATTATACGGTTGACACTACTGCACAAATATGTTATACGGCTATTAGACGTAATATAAAAATAAAAAAACGCGATTTAATAATAGAGCCAAGTGCAGGCAATGGGGCTTTTATAAAATATATTAAAAAGTTATCCAACAATTATAGTTTTTATGATATAAAACCAGAACATAAAGAAATTATCAAGAAAAACTTTCTTAAACTTAAAAAAACTCATAATAATCTACATATAATTGGAAATCCTCCTTTCGGGAATAAATCTTCAACAGCTATTAAATTCATAAAACATTCCGCAAAGCTAAATGCCAAAACAATTTCGTTTATATTACCTATAAGTTTTAATAAACCTAGTTTTAAAAAGGCTTTTCCAGGTAATTATCATTTAAAGTTAAGTAAAAAATTACCAGAAAATTCTTATACCAATAAGAAAACGATAGTAGATATAAAAACCGTATTTCAAATTTGGGAAAAACGAGATTATAATAGAAAAAAAATAAAAAAAACAATACCAAATAAATGGTATAAATTTGTTAAAAAACCCGAATGTGATATAGCAATTAAACGTGTTGGTTTTAGTACGGGAAAAGCAAAGAAATGTGATAGTAAAGATAATGTAAATACTAATTGGTTTATAAAAACAAATAATAAATCCTGTGAGTTGATAACAAAATTAAATAAAATTAAATATAATATAAAAAATAATGTAGGAGCATATAGTATATCAAAGCAAGATATTATTAAAAAATACAATACTATCAATATGATATAATTTTAGAATCACATTCAATTGATTTAGAACTTGCGCTTTTTGGATATAAAATTTTAGATTTATTAATATTGGTTTGTTTTTGACTATCAATTTCTGGAATAAAATTTATAATATATTCCAGACCATCGTGAATATAAATTTTTTTTTTTTCTGCTGGTTTTTCAAATTTATCAGGATTATCTTTCATAATATCGCGTCTTATTTCATTATATAATTTGATGGCAACTTCATCAATTTTTTGAATAACTATTTTTTCCCGGGAGCTCCACCCCGATGATATATCCTTTTTATGTATATATATTGCTATTAATGCTAGTGAATGTATAAGACCTGAGCGCGCAGCTTTGTGTTTTTTCTTAAACTCGTGGTTATATAATAAATAAGTATTATCAATGACAGATTCTTTATAAAGAATACTATATACTCCCCATAAAAACCATACATTGTCGTCATCGGTAGCATTAAATTTTGTTTCAAACTTGAATTTTTTTCTCAATATAAACTCGGTAACTAGCCTTAAATTATTGGAGATATCTACTAATTTATCCCGGTCATCTACTGATATATCATCTGTTGATTTGATGGTTTTAATAAATATAGCTATTATTTTCAGAGCAGTCATGTAATTTTCATGATCATTAGGGGGTAATATACCTTCAAAACGCATAATACCCCCATGAGATAGTTTCATATCATTATCATTTATTATATTGGATATTTTGCTTTTCAATATAGTAATAGACATACTTGTGCATTTAGCTACTGGATGTTTATTATATATATCGCAAATAATACATAATTTAGTAATTAAATTATAGATATCCTTTATTACAATTTTTTCATCTGTTATTATATCCTTTGCTTGATTAATCACATCGATTAATTTGCTTATATGTGATAATGAAATAAAGGTACCAATATAAGAACACACATCAATGTAAACATTTTCTAAAAGTTCGGGAGTTTCATGTAAAAAAACTAATTTAGTAGCTACTAAAAGACTATTTTGTATATCACCATTACAAATTGATATAAATAGTTCATTGTTCATAGTACATTTATATAATAGATTTATAAATATTAATATATATTAAACGAATATATCACTATTTTTAATAATAAAATCGTGGTAATTATTAATTATTTTATAACATTTAACAATAGTAACCTCAGAAACATTACATGCCTTTGCGAATTTTTTCTTAGTATAGCCCAAACATTTGACAGTAGAATAATAATATAATATACCTGCGGCCGATGATGTTGGCGAGTTATCATTCATAATTTCATTATCTTCAATTAGTTTAACTAAATCTTTACATTTATTAATATCATCAATAGACATACTAAGATTGTTACCATATTGTGATATAAAATCTATTGGTTCAGGAGAGGATACATTTATTTGTAATAAGGTTTGGAATCTTGAATTGCCTTTATTTAATGTAACGTGTGTAATATTAAACATTGCAGCAATATCTTTGGAACTTTTTGGAACTTTATTCAATAAACAAGAATGATATATACACGATGCAATAAGACCTTCTTTATTGTCACCTCTTGATATTTTTTTTTCAGAAGCCTTTTTATATAATACCTTTGCATTATCTATAACTTTTTGTGGTATACCGTTATTTATAGTATTTGCTGTCATTTTATCGAACACATTCCATAATGTCCTTTCGTCATATGGCATACTATTCCACATTTGGAACATACGTATTCGTCGTATATCAATATTATCTTTATAACCACAACCTATCATGGATCCAATAGATGATTTTGGTAACAGATTATTTGTCGGCATTCCGCATCTCGAAGGGTCACCATCTCTATTATCATCATTGCCATAAAATCTCCATTCAGCACCACATTCAATTAATTTTGAAACAATAGAACTGCATTTAGTACATATAGTCATATTATCTTCTTTAATAAAATCTTCACATCCACATGAACATTTTATTACATCATTATCATTTATACCATTCTTAATATCTTCTTTCTTTTTTATTTCATCAAAAAGATTCCAGATCTCATCTTCATTCATTGTTGAAAAATGGTATAAACAATATATATTAAACAATAATCAATTTTTAAATAATTTTAATTATATAGAATAATGGCTAATATACCAAAAGATGCTAAGTTATATGAAAATATTAAAAACAAGATTTATAAACAAATAACTAAACATTCCGCGTATAGAAGTGGCATATTAGTTAAAGAGTATAAGAAAGCTTATCTAAAAAAATATACATCAAATGATGCTTATTATGGGAAAAAAACAAATAAACAAGGGTTAGCAAGATGGTTTAAGGAGGAATGGAAAAATCAAAGAGGAGAGGTAGGATATAAAAATACAAATGACGTATATAGACCTACGCGACGTGTGACACCTAAAACACCCTTAACATTTAATGAATTAACAAAATACGAATTAACAAAAGCCAAGAAAATTAAAGAAACAAAAGGACGAGTTTATCGGTTTAGAAATAAAAAATGATGCTGTATTTCATTATTTTTATATTAATTATGGATAAAAGCCAATATTTTGATAAACTATCAAAACAAACCAATCAGATAACAAGCAAAATTAAGAAACTCAATAAAGTATTACCTGAACTTAAATACTTTACAGAATTTCATATTGAAAATTGTGATAAAAACAATAATATATTATTATATCTTAAAAATAAATATCCAGCAGAAGATGTATATATTGGGTATATAAAATGGATATATAATGATGGGGTATTATATATATATTCTAGAAATGATTTTAGAATATATAAAATAATAAATGAGAATATTCATATAAAAAAATGATAAGCATTTTAGATATATCAATTATATCATGAAATATTACATTGTAATAGTGCTTATTTATTTCCAAATAGTATATTCATATATAAATATACCTTTATTAAAATTGAGAAAAAATAAATTATCATTGCTTAATGGTAATAAAAATAATTTTATGGATTGTAATAAAAAATTCATGTATAAAAATTATTTACTAAGCGTTAGAAAAGTTAAAAGGACAATGCGGAGCAGCAGTTCAGTTGTAGATATTAATAATATTCTTGATAATATTATTGGTTCCATAAATGCAAATAATTCAAATGACAATAAGGAAGCCATTATTTATCTCAAAAATAATAATACATTAATTGATAATGAAGAGTTCATCGCAAAAAAAATAATACTATCTAATATACATATTGATGTATCTAATATTAAACAAATTCATATATCTACTAATAATGAAACACTTATAGTAAATCTAGATAAAAATGATATTCAAACAAGTGATATGTCTAAATATGAGTTGGGCAAAATTGATGCTTTATTAAACGTAGCATCTATTATAACTTCTATTATGAATAATTAATTACTGCGGAGGTCTCGCACTTCTTGCCGAAGTTCCCTCACTTCTTGTCTTAGTACATTTAGTTCATTGCGAATATCATAACTAGCATTGCGATTTTCATAAGGAATATACGGTCGCGTAGAATCACGAGGATATCTACCAGATGGACGTTTGCGCGAAACCATTTTATTTTGATGTTCTTCGCGTTTCTTTTTAAAATCTTCTAGTTCTTTGGCTGTTACTTCGTATTTTACAAGAAGCTCATTTTCCGAAAGAGATTCGCCTTCACCATCTACTTCCTTGCAAATATGTTGATATATGCGAGTTTGAATACTACGAACCGTGCGTTTAAGTTCTGCTGCGATATCTTCAAATGACGCTTTCTCTAAACGCATAGCGAGTAGTCTTTCTTCTTCCCCATCTTCCCATCCAAATCCTGCGCGCGATGTTAGTTCGTTCTTGCGAAGTTCATCAAAGTTGGATCGTTTGTTGTATCGGGGTTGTTGCATTTTATTGTTGTTTTTTGTGACGTGCCTGTAAGCTATATATATAATGTGAGTTATTTTTATATCATTTTAATTTATATGTTTTATTATAAAAATTAGTAAATAATACAATTAAACTAGTATGATAACCAAATTCTAGGAATGCATATTTTTTTGGCACAATATTTTCATATAATATAACAATTACAGAATGCATAATGCAGCTATAAAATTGTGCTATTTGTGACATTGTTACAAGCTTTTTAAAAGGATTCTTATATCCAAATGATGTTACTAAATAATGAGAATACATTACTAAATGCACAAAACTATTAATTAATGCACAATATGCGACTGTACCATTCCCATGACCATTATTAATTAAATATGCCCATATTAAACTAATAGTACTATGATGATATACGTGCAAAAAAGATAATTGTTCCTTATCCTTTCTTTTCAATATTATGAAATACGTATCTAAATAATCTAAGTATTTGGATAAATAATGTAGATATGTAAAATATTTAACTGAATCGGTATATTGTGTATTAATTGCAAATATATTTGGTATTGATATTATATAATAAGTACCATAAATTATGTAAGTATTAACAGCAATCTGTACGCTATTATAACACATAAGAACCTTTTTTAAATCATATTTTTTTTCAGTTTTTTTCATATAATTTAATAATACGTATAAACTATATAAATATCCAAGGGAACAACCTATGCTCAAATTAATTGATGTTGTGCTTTCTATTGCTTTATCTAACATGATTATATTACAATATAGTTGATATATTTATATATTTTGCGTCATTTATAATTATTTTTTTAAATAATAGCATTATAACACAATGAATAATATTGGCGGGCAAAATATAAAAACTCGCGAAGATATTGATAGTAGTATATATATTGAAACTCCTCCTATGAGAATATCATTTGTTGTTATTGACGAATTAAAAAAACACGGTATTATATGCGAAAATAGTAATATACTTGATATTGGTGCGGCCGCTGGGGATTTTTTGTTATATTGTAAAAAAACATACAATACCAATATAACAAACGGTATTAATTATTTTAATGAAAGGCATAAACTTAATGATAAAATATTAAAGGAAAATGATATACATATTCAATATTGTGACGCTATTAAATATAATTATTATGATTTTATTTATGATATCTATTGGTTATGGATAGAATATCCCGATACTGAACTAGAAATAATTGAATTAATTAAAAAAGCAGCAAAATATAATAATAAATCTTGTAAAATTATTATATGTTACGAAACTATGCAATATATTTGTAATAATTGTTCACATTGTATTAATATTAGAGATAATATAGATAATAAGTGGAAAACTTATAGAAACCTTAACAATTTTAAAAAGGCTATAAATTGCGATGTTCAACATAAACATATATATTTTAATACAGGTGATAATTGTAGACAGAAAGGTATATATACTTTAATTATTATAACAATTTAATTTATTATCAAATGTATTATTAGATTGTATTATAATAATGTTAACTAAATATTTACCATATATTCTATTTATTGTATTCTTACTATTTACCATAATCATAGGATATCTTATATATATGTCTATTAATTCCGAAGAAGATAAACCAAAAAACATTGATAGTTCCAATAATGACAAAATATGTATGTCCGTTGATGAATTTAATAAGTTAAAACAACCAACAATTAATATCAAAAACGACAGCGATACAGTATCGCGTGATAGAAAGGTTTTAGATGATGATTTATATCCACCACTCAATCGCGGAGATACACGCTCGCATACAAATTTAGCTAATAATATTAATAAACGCCGCATGTATGTTAATACACAAGAAACCGGTGATACATTTCGCCTGGTAGCCTATGTTGCTAGCACATCTGATGAAAAAGATTCCGGTAACAATAATTGGAAATTATTCGCAAGACAAAAGGATAGACATTTCTCGGAATTTTATATGATACCAACCGATAATACAAATGACCTTAAAATAAGTATTAATAATGATAATGTTGTCGGACATAGATTAAGAGATATATATGATATACCACAGCAACTCACTTTTAACACACCGCTATTAAATAAAGAACCATATGATGTTGTCGAGGTCCCAAAAGCCGACCTAAGCCGATCGGCCGATTACATATAAAAATAGTTTACAATATATTATATGTAATTATATACTCCAATAATGAATAAACATAATAATATTGTGGCACAGCAATATGATATAATATATAAATCGTTTGATACATCACGTGTTAGAATCTGGAATAATGTTAAAAAGTTTTTAGATGTAACCACGAGCAGTAAAACATTATTAGATTGTGGTTGTGGTAACGGAAAAAATATGGTATATGCAAATACGCAAGGATATATATGCGAAGGCTTTGATATATCAAATAATTTACTTGATATATGTAATGAAAAAAATCTAAACGTATTTTATTCTGATGTATTAAATTTTAAAACAAATAAAAAATATGATAAAATTATTGCGATTGCTGTTTTACATCATCTAGAAACAGTTCAAGAACAATTTTTGGCTATTGAAAACCTAATAAATTGTTTAAAAAATAATGGTAAATTATTAATATCTTTCTGGTCAAAAGAAAAGTTTTTTAATGATTTAAATAATAATAAAAGTGATAGTAGAGATTTTGTTGTAGGGGCAAATTATGTTGATTGGAAATTGGATAAGTCAACAATTATTAAAAGATATTATTATATTCATGACTATCAAAGTGTCAGTGAATTAGCAATGAGTTTTAATATGGATTATAATATATCGTGGGAAATGCAAAACTGGTTTATCACTTTTACAAAAAATGATATATAAATTATATTTAATTAATATTATAATAATGGCATATATATCACAAAAAAAAGAATCAGATGATGATATAATATCAAATGCTTCAAGTAATTCATTATATATGGAACAGGTACCTTTTAATATTAGAGGTAGAGCTGAATGGTGGGAATTAAAGCATAGCGAAATATTTTTATATGAAAAACTCGCAGAGGGAGGAAACGGTATTATAAATAAGGCTTCGTGGAGAGGGTTAAATTGTGTGGTTAAATGTTTAAAACATAATAATAATGATATTGAATACCAAGATATGATAAATGAAATCTCAGTTATCTCACATTTACGACATCCCAATTTAGTTTTATTTCTAGGAGCATGTACTATATCAGACCCTTTATTATTATTATATGAATTTATGCCACACGGTTCATTAGACAATTATTATGCCAATATCTCTAACCAAAAAAATAAATTGTGGAAACCAAAAAAACACCAGGCTTACAAGTGGATTTATGAGCTAACACAGGCAGTATATTTTCTACACCATTGTTATTACCCTATTATGCACCGCGATTTAAAACCATCTAATATATTATTAACAGAAGACCTTCATATTAAACTTACGGATTTTGGATTATCAAGAACTATCAAAAAAAAACATGAAAAATATAAAATGAGTGGTTGCACTGGAACGCTTAGATATATGGCACCCGAAGTTATATTTAATGATGGAGAAGATTATGATCTTAAAATTGATATCTATTCCCTAGCTCTTGTTTTCTGGTTTATACTTACTGGAAAAATACCATATGCAGAATTGGATTTAAATCCACATGTTATCCAATTAATAAAAATAGATTATAGACCCGATATTAAAGATGTCGAAATTATAGAACTTCAAGAATTAATAAAACAAATGTGGAGTACAAATCCCGACAATAGACCCCATATAGAGCATATATTAAAAATGATAGAAGAAATTAAAATAGTAGAAAAACAAACTAAGTGTTCCTTATCTTAATGGCAATTTAATACATTATAACAAATAATAGCTATCTGGTCACCATCAAACTTATTGTTTAATTTATATAGTATATTTTTATTTATGCATTTATCAGAATATTCTTCAAGTATATTATTTTTATAGTTTATGTCCAGATTGCCAACATAGTTCATTATGTAATCTTGTTTCGTTATATTGTCTTTGTCAAGATTTTTTTTATTAAAAATATAATTATTATTTATATTTTCACATAGCTCTTTGAGCAATACAGTATCATTAATATTTATGTTACTTGATAGCATTATGCTATTTTATATTATTAGGAGTTAACCTTTTATATAACTCTTTCCCCCGTAGAATATTAATCTACATCTACACGAGGTAAAGGCAGTGTTTTATTTTCTGTTTCGTCAATAAAATAGATATATTCAAACATATCTAAAAAAGTATACATTATATATGTATATATATATTAATATTTATATATTTATAAATATAAAAAATGATTGATAATTAAATAATATTAATTATACAATGGAAGAGTATAAATTACTATTAAAAAAGTATAGAAAGTTGCAAAAAAAACATGTTAAAATTAGTTTACAATATAGTTCATTTACACACAAAGGTCTTTGTCGCGAAGATGCTATGTGTGGAATAGATATAGATATCACTAAGAAAATTAAACTTAAATTAAACAAATCGGATAATTATTATAACAAAAAGATATTTTATATCAAGAGATGTATTGACATGATTAAAAATAAGAATAAGCACTTACTTGACGCCATTTCACGTTCAGTATATTAGGTTGAATTCTCATTTTTTTATATAAAAAATGATTTCTATATAATAGTATTGTGGATTATGGATTATAGTTTTATAAATGCGAGGCCACAGGATTTTATTAAAACTAATAAGAAAAAGGATATTATAAATGTTCTCGTAGAAGCCGATAAAGCATTTTTCAATAGTGGTCAACCTAAATTAACTGATGATATTTATGATATTATCAAAGACTATATTCGCAAAAAATATCCAAAAGATGCTTATTTGAAAAGAGTTGGTGCTGACGTTGATAATAAGGTCGTTTTGCCATATTATATGGGTTCTCAAAACAAAATCAAAGATAGTGAAAGCGAGATCACTAAGTACAAGAAAAAATATCCGGGTCCTTATTTAATTAGTGACAAGTTAGATGGTGTAAGTGGTATGTTTGTATATGAAGGTGATAATGTTAAATTATATACTCGCGGGAATGGTAGGGAAGGTCAAGACATATCACATTTGCATAAATATATCAGTGGATTCCCCAAGATTAAAAAGCAAGATAAGTTAGCTGTACGTGGTGAATTTATCATATCAAAAGATAATTGGGATAAATTGAAGAAAGTGGACGATACCTTATCTAACCCACGTAATACTGTAAGTGGTGCAATTAATTCTAAAATATTAAATAAGCAATTATTGAAAATGATAGATTTTGTTGCATATACTTTGGTATTCCCCAATTTACCAAATGGTCTACCAGAGTTGGATAAAATGAAATTCAATGTTGTAAATAATACTGTTGTTGATGATATTAACTTAGCATTCTTATCAAAGAATTTAGAAGATTCTAGAAAGAATAAATATGTCATTGATGGTATTGTAATTTCTGATATTAGTAAAGTATATGAAATTGCACTTGGAAAAAATCCTGAACATTCATTCGCATTTAAATCAATACACACATTAGAACAAGTAGAAGTTATTGTCAAAGAAGTTGAATGGAATATATCTAAGGATAAATACATGAAGCCTATTGTTAAGTTTGATGAAATTTTATTGGATGATGTTAAAATTAAACAGGCAACTGGTTTCAATGCTGGATATATTGAAAAGAATAATATTGGTCCTGGTTCAAGAATAGTTATTATACGTTCTGGTAATGTTATTCCACATATACAATCTGTATTAACTGCATCTGCAAATGGAAAACCAAGTATGCCAGGTGAATTAGATAAGGATTATAAATGGAATGACACACGTGTAGATATTATTAAAATTGGCGAGGGTAGAAATGCCGATTTTGATATCAAAAATATAGTGTATTTTATGAAAACAGCAGAAGTTGATAATATGGGTCCTGGTAATATTACCAAGATATATAATGCAGGATTTCATAATATCAAAAGTATATTAAAAATACAGAAGGAAGATTTGTTAAAAATAGAAGGGTTTAAAGGTAAAAGCGCGGATAATATCTTGAAATCTCTTGAAAAAGTGAAAGAGTTAGATTGTCTTGTTTTAATGGACGCGTCAAATATGTTAGGTAGGGGATTTAGTTATAAAAAGATTAAAATGATAACAGATGTATATCCAAGTATATTAATAGATAATGCCGAGAATCGCGAGAAAAGCCTTAAAATATCTGTTGAAGACCTTATGAAAGTAGAAGGAATAGCGGAAATAAGTGCCAAATTATTCATAGAAAATCTACCAAGATTTTATGAGTTCTATGACAGCCTTGGTGTCAAATGCAAGGGTATTGAAGAAAAGGTTGATAAATTGGTTGAAAAGGTTGAAAAGACTGAGAATGCTAATATCAAAGATAAAAAGTTTATATTCACTGGGTTTAGAAACAAAGATTATGAAAAAATAATAGTAGAAAATGGCGGTAAAGTAGTTACATCAATATCTAAATCAACTCATTATTTAATTGTTAAAAATAAGACGGAGAAGTCAGGTAAAATAGATAAAGCAACAGAATTAGGTGTAAAAATCTTAGATATTCCAGAATTTGAAATGCTAATAAAATGAGTACATAATTAATAAAAAAGTATAAATTATAAAAAGTTTATAAAATCTCTAAGAAAATCAAATTATGTACTCTTTTTTTTAATGATCATTTTAGAAATATCAATACTTTCTATATAATAATTGAATATATCTATGATAAAGTAGTTATTAATATATAACATTGAACATATAATCATCATATTGGTGAGGTTATTGTAATTCATCATTTGTATAATTATATGCCCTATCTTAATAATCATTTTTTTCAACTAATAATACATATAAAGACAAGATTAAATATATTATATGGAAGATATAATTACTTCCAGGGCTCTCATAGCTCAGTTGGTAGAGCGCGAGGCTTTTAACCTCGTGGCCGTGGGTTCGAGCCCCACTGAGAGTGGCTAATTTATTTTTATAAAGTTATTAATAATATTTTGTAGTATATAATAAAAAAAAAGAGTACATAATTTGATTTTCTATAATTTTTATAAACTTTCTATAATTTATAAATTTTTTATTAATTATGTACTCTTTTTATAAATAGCAAATGTATAAATCATTTCAGAATGTTGAAAAGTCATTGACCAGTAGTTTATATCGCGCAAGGAAACGCATTGAATATAATAAAGATATATATATGGACGAAAATCATAAAACGATGTGTGAATATTATAAGAAATATCAAGAATTATCAAAAGAGTTTTCTGGTAAAAAAACTAATATAACATATAAAACGTTTAAAATTGATAAACACATTTTATCTGATACACACGATGATGATGAAATAGTATTCAAGAAATATGAAATAAACATTAATTTATTATATAATGATTATAATAAAAAATTTATAAATAAATTATATGTTACAGTAAATCCAGATGATTATAATGAATTTATTGAATCGCAAAATGCATTCATAAAATCATTAACATCAGAAGAGTTATACACATTAAGATGTCATACACATGACGGAGATGTTATAGTAAATTATTTTATTAATAATAAATTCAATATTGATGTTAATATTGACGAAGTTGATTATCACGATAGTAGAAAATCAAAAATCATAGTCAATAAAAAACAATTCAATGCAAATAGAGATTATATTTTATTTTATTATCAAATTAAAAAATATTTATACAATACTGATAAGAAATTTAAAGACTATACAAGAATAGATTTAGAAGATTATATAAAAGAGAATTATGTATCATTTGATTGGAAAAATATACTTAAAATCTATATTAAAGACATATATAAAATATTTGAAAAATCGCCTGTTATTAAAAAACCACTTGTATTTTATAGAGGTGTTAATGACGAATACTATATCAAAGGGTCGGTAAAAGGAAACTTTATTTCTAAGACATTGAATAGTGCCTCCTTTAATTTCAAAGAAGCTGTTTCATATATGGGTGGTAAATGTTGTGTTATGAGAATAAAGTTAACGAAAGGAAGCAAAATTATACTAATTGACAATGTCAGTAATTATAATGAAGCAGAAGTTTTATTACCTTTTAATACAAAATATTACATTGATTATCCAAGACATGAAATAAGTTATTATAAAACAAGTGAAATATGTCCCGATGAATCCAAAAGTAAAAAAATAATTGTATCTGATTTATCTGTAATAGAAGGATTGAGATCATATCCTCGCTCTTCTCGTAGTCCTCGCTCTTCTCGTAGTCCTCGCTCTTCTCGTAGTTCTCGATAACCTTCTTATGTTCTAAATAATAATATTATTGTTATTTAGAATGAGATATATATTTATAGATATTCGTAAGAGCGATGAGGTATATAATAAACGCTTTGCGCCATCAGGAGATTATGGATATTATAATATACCAATGGATATGATTAGATTTAATCAACATACTATACGTAAACATCTAGAATATGCTAATGAAATCTATATAGTATGTAGATCAGCTGGGCGTTCTCAATATATTAAGGATAAATATTTTGCTAATGATGCAAATATAAAAATAAGTAAGGATTTGCAATTTAATAATTTAAATTATGGGGGTAATCTAATCAAAATTAATAATGATACACACAACATAAAGGTTGAAGGGACACCAGGAATTAATTTTTATAGCATAATGCGTATAGTTCAAACCTTCTTAGGATTATTAATACTAATGTTTGGTGGTTTAACATATATGGAAATGAGTAAGTATAAGAATGCTAATGTTATACCATTAGTTATTTTAATGGTATTTGGATTAATGGCTCTCGTAAATGGTCTAACATCAACTTGTACATTATCTTTAATATTGCAAGATTACTTAAATTGATATGTCATTAACTAATCGTGAATATCCGTAGTAAAAGAATTACTGGATATAAGTTTAACCCAAAAACATACTTTCTTAAATACAAAATACCTCATTTCTAAAAAAGAGTACATAATTTTAATTTTATTTAGATTTTATAAAACTTAAAAAATCAAAAGATTTTCAAAATTATGTACTCAAAATATAAAAATAGACAGACACATAATATACAAATTTAACTCATTTAACCACTGATGATACCCACAGCAACAATGCCAACAACTCCACCAAACACAGATAACTCTTGGATAATCCTGCGATTATTATAAACAATAGCACTTCCAATCTGCATACCAGTGATGAGAGGATTAGATATATAATCAATATTAGCATAGCTATTCAATTTGTCTGCCAAGTTAAATAGAGCACTATCATCACATGTGGTACCACCCATGATATTGAATGATGTTGACTTGATATTTTTACATTCCATACATTGACTAGCTCCCTCCATGTCATTATATGAGCCAGCATCACATTCAACGCACTTATTATTTTTTTCATAATATCCAATAGGACATTTTGAACATTCGTTATTTCTATCTATGATAGAACCAATCGGGCAAATCAAACAATCATCGGCATTATTCAAATAAGGCATATATTCCCTTGAATTCTTGTCACACTTTCTGCAACTTTTGCGTATTTCAGCAAAAGGATTATTTCCTACAACACTGCCAATCGGACAAAGCGAATGTTTGAGATCAGTATCAGTAGCGCGAGTGCAAATACTACTTCCTTCTTTTGAAACATATCCTTCGGGACAATGAATACAAGTAGTATTTTCAGCAGTGCGGTAATAATTTTCAGGACACTTATCACAAGTGATAGCCTTTTTGTCCAGCTTAGAATTATCATAATTGAACTCATACCCGGGTTTGCAACTGGATGTTGTTACAAATGCCTTCAACGCGTCAATATCATTGGCAACATCATTATGTTTTTTGATAGCATCATCGCGCTCATTCTGGATACGATGACGGCAGTGGCAAGAACTACCCGAACGCATGCGTATCATTCTGGCGTCAACACATGCGATAAGAGTAGCGGCGAAAGCGATTGCAAAGAACTTGGTCATTTGTGAGTAGAAAAAAAAATAAGCGAATATCAATTTTTTTTAGAATCAGTACATATTTATCTAATCCGGTCTCTGATAGCAACGAGATCTAAATCTCTTACACGGTAATGTTCCTTTTTTTTATTAGGCAAAACTCTTTCTATAATAAATGGTAGTTTCCCTTGTTTTAATTCTTCAAGCGCCACTTGTCTCAATTCCATATTACTTGATACATTTTTAATATTACCAATGAAAGGGGTAGCACCGGATGATAACTGTTGCGTCCTTATACCAATTATTTTATCAAATTCATAAATTGTCATAATTGGCTTAGAAATCTTATCTTTACCAAGTGATTCATTAGTTTTAGAAATATCCTCTATATGACTGGCTTTATAAGATATAGACATTAGTTATTGTAATTCTAATATACTAATATCATTTTTTATTTTATATAAAAATAAATTGAGAATAATACAAATGAATAAGAGAATTTTAGATGGAACTACCCATTTAAGCAATGGAGTTAAGGTTTCAAAAAACAATATAATAATAAAATTTCTTGGAGAATTAGATGAGCTAAGTGCTGAGATAGGATATATTAATGCGCTAGTATATAAAAATTTAAAAAAAAATGAAAATCCAACTCTAATCTATAAATACTATGATATACTTTATGACTTTCAAAAAGATTTAAATATGATAGAAAATAAAATATTGTTTGAAAAATCAGATGAAGAATTGAGCACAAATAAAATAGAAAATTATTTAAAAGAGATTGATAAATTATTACCGGTTCAAAGCATGTTTGTATTGTCGGGTGGTAATATAACGATAGCTTCTATTTTTAAAGCTCGTGCAAAATGTAGAACTGCTGAAAGAAGACTAGTATCAATGAACTATTATTATTTTAACTCTGAATCATTAACAAATAATAATATACATAATATTCATGAATGTTTAGAATATATTAATATATTGTCGGATTACTTCTATATATTAGCCAGATATACATATAATGTATTAGAAATTGAAGAGATAGTTATTTAAATGAATTTATAATTACCCACGATATTCCCTTTGATATTTTTGTAAATTTTCATATTTATATATAATATTAAAAATAACTGTATAAAACTGAATATAATAATACTATAACTATTTAATAACAATCCCCATATAACCCATAAGAAATATATTACAGATAATAAAGTAAATGTAAAAAAATCTAAATCTTCTGTTTCATTTGTAATAAATATTTTATAAGCCTGTGGTATGAATGCCATTGTAGATAATATCCCTGCTATTGTAGCAATTATTTCAGCATAAAAATTATTTTCCATTTTTATTAATATAAAATATATTAATTATCCTTTGAAAGAATCTTCGTCATCGTTTTGTGTTTTCTTATTATAAGGACATCCGAGTGGGATAGAACAATTATAAGGAATAGTAGATTTTACATTAATTTTTTCTTTACAAATTTCACAAACCCGATTGTCGGGGTAAAAGAGGTTTTCTAGATAGTTTTAATTTATTATGTGATTTATCTTGAAGAGACATAGTAAATACATAACAATCGCTATATATAACATAATTTAGAATGATAGCAGTTAATTTAATAAAGAAGGTATTCATTATTAATAAAAATAACATAAATTAAATCAATTTTTACATTTGCTTCCATGTGTGTCCGCATGTTTCGCAAACATACAAATATTTCATATTTTTAGCATCATATTTAATATAAATAACTTGATTATTATCCGGAGTAGCTGTGCAATCTGCGTTAGGGCAATTAACAAGAGGGTCTCTAATTCTTCTTAATGTAGGGTCAAAGCGCAAATATTTATTTACGTTTTGATTATATAACAAATCATCTTCACTATATATAGTTTGCGAAATTCTAATAGCAGTATTAATTGTTTCCACCTTTTCATATAGACAATGTTTGCAATATTTAACTAATTGCTTAGTCGCATTTGTTTTGACATATAGCATATTATCGCATACTTCACAGAATTCCATTTTATATTAGTTATAAGAAAATTATAAATGTTATATAATCATTTTTTATAAAAAATTGATTTTCCATATTATTTTTACGAATAAATGTTAAATATCAAGGCTTTTATTGAAGATGTATTAAACTTCAAATCATGTTGTAATCAAGAAAATGAAAAAGATACTATAATTATTAAAGCAAAAAGATATAGAGGTTATTCTAGTAAACCCGAAAGATATATTCATGAAAACGATATAAAAAACGAAATAACTGACCTAATGAATTTTAAGCAAAGTAATAATTATAGCAATAGAAAAGCTATTTAATCTTCATCGTCATCATCTTCGAGTCTGAATCCGATACCTCGCCAACCTTTAACATCATAAGGAGTTGCTAACATTTTCTCAAAATATGCTTTAAGCTGATTTCTATCAGGGCATTTTTTACCTTTTATTACATTGGAAACAGTCCAAATTCTGAAATCATTATAAAGTTTATCAATACGAATTCGTGGTTCTCTAATTTCGGGATCAATAATGATTCTTTCATTAATAAATTGCCCGATAATATCATTATTTTGTTTGTAACTCTCAGTAGCAACCCTAACCTCACTAGGTTCTGCGATGGAAGATGGGTTAATAGTTTTATGTCTTTCAATCAGCATACCAATAAATACTTCTTTCCAGCGATCGAACTTGTCAGATAGTTCCAAATCCATATGGAATTCATTTTTACTAAGATTAGGATTTTCACAGAAACGACTCGAAAAGTTACACACCTTGATACGACGCCAAGTACCACCATCATCACTTGGTACTTCCGGAAGTTCATTGCAAGTTAATATCATTTTAAATTGTGGTTTAAATTCATAAGGCTCTTTAAATAAGGTTCTAACAAGGATTCTATCCTGTCCTGAAAGTTCTTTCATTAGACCAATATTTAATCTTTCATTTTCACTGGGTTCTTGCATGACAGCAAATCTTCTACCTTTTGTTCTTTCTAATTCACTTTGTGCAGCATTACTTGCAGCTCGTTTTTGAGTCAAAAGAGCAATTGGTAAAATACAATAATATTCACCGATGGATTTTTGAATAAGATCTAATAATCGCGATTTACCATTACTTCCCTGACCAGTAAAGATATAAAATCTTTCTTGTGCAATACTACCATCAATAATACAAGCTAATACATCCATAACATAATTTCTCAAATTTTTATTAGTAAATATTTTAGCAAAGAAATCATTTATCTCACTAATTTCTGGACAATCGGGATTATAATTTATATAATTTATTTTTGTCGATAAATATATATAATCATCTGGCATCCCATCTCTAAACATATGCATTTTAAGATCATATACACCATTATCAAAACCAATCAGATGCGACCTACTGTCTAGAAGTTCTTCAAATGATTCGTCAATAAACAAAGTCCTACATTCTTTCATAATAGAATCTTTAAAACTAGAATTTTTGAGTTGCGTCGCGATCTTCAAGCATTTTTTGCTTTTCTCCTCATTTATAGCGCGCTGAATAGGGTCGTCGCTATATTCATTATAATAATTACTACGTTCCATAAATCTTCTACATATATCAATACTCAATAACTTGCGTAATTCCAAACCTTCTCTACCCTTACACCATCTATGCCGCTGTTTATCATATTTATACCATACATCTTTTGTAATAGCCCTAAATTCATCTTTATATATTGCGTGCACAACACAAGCAATATCGAAATGTGCGCCATCACTACCAAGCGCATCGTCAATATATTTAATAATTGCTGTATTAACTACATTATTATATTTAATAGAGTTATCTTGTTTGGCCCACCATCTTAGAGTTCCCAATCCCATATTGTCTTTGCGCATCTTATCCCATAGTTGCTGACATTCACCTTCAATATATGCGCTGCTAATTTTGGAAAACTCAATCCACATTTCAAGCAATCTATAATCAATATTGCGTAGGACCCATCCTAAATTAATCCAATCAGTATAATTATCTGCACGACTTGGTGCCAAACATTCTGTTATTAATCTTTTAACAAATACCAATTCATCTTCTGAAACATAAGCTCTATTAACATTAAGAGATTTGCCAAAAATATTATTTTGTACCTTGCTTTTAAGTTTTTGATCAATCGCGGGTAATATATGTTTGCTATACTGACTAATTTCTGTTTTAAACTCTTCTTTAACAATATCAGGATAATTACCTCGTTTAATCATAGAGAATAATTTGATATGTTTTATTTCATCACTTGCATTTAATTCATATTCAATGCGATTAGTAACCCCATTATTATAATTATATATACAAGAAACACGATATACATCACAATCTGGTTTACGACTACCATACATTTGCCAGCAATTGGTGTCAATTATAGCTTTATCTACAATAGAATCAAAATCATTACATATAGGTAATTCCTTGAAAATCTCAGGAGACATATCAAGTATCTTTCTTCTTATGAAATGTTGTGTGTTATTTTCAACTATAATATGTGGAAATACAATATGAATTCCGTCTTTAAGCTTATTTCTAAATTCTACTGGATTAGGCTTTTCCATAACATAAGCAACGGCATCTTTTTCTTTTACATCTAAAAAACTACTGATTATTTTAAAGTATGCATCAACTATTCTGAATATGTTCTCAGAAGTATATACTCTATCATATACTTTCTTATCATTTAAAGAAGAATTGGAATTATGGGAACTATAAATACCCGATTTATCATCGGGTATAGTAAAGCGGAAATCAAGGTCAACTCGCAATGGACTTGGTATAGTAGGTTTCTCTGTAAAATGTAATGATACACCACTGGTAAGGGCTAAACTGTATAAATTAATAAATTTTTCATAGGATTCTTCGGGAATATAAAGACTTACTTTTGGTGATCCTATGCTTGTATTGGTGTAAGGTTTTCCCTTTTCAACCTTGTGTTTATTAATGAATTGACGTAAATCTTCATTTATACCCATTGTTTTAAAATTTAATTTGCTTTATATATATATCAATTTTTATTTTTATACATATTTGATTACAATTTTTTTTATTTATCTTTATATATGGTAGGTGTATTTGTAAAAAAATATAAATTATGTCAACAAAAATAGAAAAATATAATAGCCCTAAAAACGCAAAGACTCCTACATTATTTAAAAAAACAACCTTATTAAAGTTAATAGATGCATGGAATTGTTGTCGTGAAAATAAAATAGAGTATAAAAAAACATTTAGTGCAAAAAAATTGTCAGAATTACTTAATGAACGCATAAAATCAATATGCGATGATAAGCAATACTGGTGCTGGCCTGGTGTTATTGGACGTCTAACGAAAGATCCTAAAATGCGACAAAATATTAAACTTATTGAAAAAACAGAGTTACGCCCAGAAATGCCATCACAGTGGTATAAAAACCCGATAGAATGGTTATCAAATTACGATATAGATGATGTAATGATACAATATAATAATGAAAAGAGATATTGTTATGCATTTTTGGGTGTTTTTCCGATAGATTTTTCAGAGGAAGATAAATTCGGCAGATGCTTATATAGCCAAATATGTTCATTAGATTTAAAAAAATATAATAGTAAAGGTATTAAATATTTAGGATTGATAACAAATTTAGATAAACACGATGAAAGTGGTTCTCATTGGACATCTACATTTATTATTATAGACCCTAAAAATAAATCCTATGGGGCTCATTATTATGATAGTAATGCAATATCAATGCCCCATTATATTAAAAAGTTCATATTAAATATCAAAAAACAATTAGCGCAAAAATATCCAAAAATCACATTTGCAATAACAACTAATGATAAAAAACATCAAATGAAAAATACCGAATGTGGTATGTTTTCAATGGCTTATCAAATAAGATGGATAAATGCATTGCTCAAATATAAACAATTAAAGCTAAAATCACCATATGAGGACCCCGATTTTAGGCATTGTATTGTAAATGATAAAAATATAAATGATAAAAAAATGGAGGAAAATAGAAAGTATCTATATCGCCCAAATCTTCAAAAACATCTCAGCGATAGAAATATTAATTTGTAATGTGTTATTTTTATCATCTATTTTCTATTATTAACTATTAAGTTATAATGAGTGTAATAGATGATTTTAAATCTGATAAAAATATCAATCTGATTTTTAATGCTGCAAGTAAAATGATTAAAGATAAATATAGTAATGTTGATGCCAATGATAATGACCTAATTAATATTACAAAAAGTATAATAAAATCAATATGTTCTGATGCTATTCTTATAAAAAAAATTGTTAAACTCATGGAATTGAATAAAATAGCATTATCCAAAATAAAAGAACATTATGACGGTATAATAAATAGGCAAAATGAACCTGAAATAATAAAAACCGAAGAAAAAGACGAGAGTATGAAGTATGATAGCGAACAGTTATTATTGAAAGTTTTAGAATTAGAAGAGAAACGCAGTGTTGCAAATTCACTTGCGAATCTGCAAAAACAACAATCGGAAGTTAAAGAATCCAAACAAGAATCATATATTCAACAATCTAATCCTATAAATTTTAACGTAAAAATACTAGAAAAATTAGAAGTTTTATCGAGAGAGAAAACTAAGGTTATCTATAAAAATATTGTAATCAATAGTTATAATCGCGATTGGTGTAATAATCCCAATAGAAATAAACTATCATTTACCATAAATATAGATTTACTTAAAAACAATATAAAAATAGACAGATTATTATTACCCAAATTAATTAAATATAAAACATCATTTGTAACAATGACGATAAATAATAATAAACACGCTCAAAAAATTATATTTATTTTAAAAACAAGTTCAAATGAAAATGCATGGGATATTTGGGAAAATATAAATAGCGATAATATATTATTGATAACTGCTAAAAATTGGCATATTAGTTTCACAGACTTTTTAAATAATGATCTAGATATGGGGCAAGATAATATAGATATTATTGAAGTCGAAGATAATCTCAACAATATCTATGATTTAACTATCAATAATGGCGATAAAATGAAATATGATAGTTTCGGCGTTTCATTGATAAATAAATATGATAATATATTGATTAAAACTAATTTGGGCGATAATATTCAAGGTAAGGTCCTAAATATAGCTGATAATATATTAAGTGTATATATTGAAAATATAGAAAAAAAAATATTAATGAATTCTTCTTTATTAAATTATAAGGGACAATATACCATTATGATGTCTTATTGTCCGAAATTATAATATTAATACTAAAAATGCAGAGAATATAAATATTATCATTGATATTATATCAATTCTATATAATAATTTTAATTTTTCATTTTGTGTCAAATTGGTATAATAATCATCATCAAGCGATTTAGTATAGTTATATATATAATAATATATATTAGTAAAATCTAATAATTCACCAAAATACTTTAAGAAATCATCAGATTTTACTAATATATATACAAGTATAATAAATATTATAAATAATACATTTTGCACTAACAAATTAGGAGAATTAATGTGCATATTTAGATAGTTAAATATAATTCTCAATTTATATGAATCGTAATTAACTATCGCTATTAAAAATATAATTATTACCAAATACATAAAACCATAAAATACAATAGCATATTGTAGGCTTTGTATTAAATTATATTCTATAAAAAATTCTAATGTTATTATATTTATAGTTCTTATCAAAAATATAAGAAATATATATATGGCTTTGTCGCGAAAGTTTATTTTTAATACAATTTCGGGGTCTAAATCACTTTGTATAACACGATCATGTAATTTCTCTCCTTCTGTTAAAAAAAGTAAGTCATTTAGATATTTATATTCGCCTTTATTAGTTGGGTTAGTTACAGCATACCGGTAATCATTCCATATATCTTCGTATATCCCTTTTTCATGGTCTGAATCAATTTTATTGTTGCCCGCGCCATTATCTTGACCGTCATCATTTTCAAGATGTTCAACATTCTCTTTTAATTCCTCCATAAAATGATGTAAATTAGTGGAATTAGTATCATCACGAGACACAAAATTATCAAAATCTTTATGCCTGGTTATTAAGGATTCTTTATCTATTTTTAAATCTATTTTAAGTTTATCTGTATCAATACCATTATCATAGGCCCCTCCCTTTTTAGTCGGAATTTGCGGGATAACATTAACATATTGCGGATCATAGCCCCTACCCTGAGCTTTCAGAATATCAACTTCCGCTCTCCTTTCTTTTTCTTGTTCAATTACTTCACTTCTCAATTTTTTTAGTTTATCTTCAACTTGTGCTTTTTCTGATTTAATCTCTTTAATAATAGGATGTTTATCAGTTTTATCAGTTTCCTTATCTTTTTCAAAAAAATTTATTTTATAGCCTTTTAAAATATTATAAATATAGTCTTCATATTCCGTTGACTGTGGTATTGTTTTCATTTTAGATATTGTTTTGTATATTTTTTTAAATTCTATTGGCAATTTTGTTTCTATTATTTTTAAAACTTCAATTCTTGATTCAAGTAATCTTATTTTTTCTTTTAAGTCATTAATTAATGCCGTTGCCTCATTTGACGCCTTCTTGCGTTCTATTTCACCTTTTTCTCCTGGGTTTAATTGCAAATTCAACTCGTGAACCAAATCTTGTCCTTTTTTTTCGCTGTTTGCTATAAGTTCTATTGCTTTTTTTAGTGTTTCGTTTTTGTCGCCATTGTCTTGCCATCGCAAACCATTCTGATTTGATAATAAAGTATTTGTTTTTCCCAATAATGACTTATCAAATATTTCTTCTTGCTTTCCAATATCATAATCTAAAATAAGAAGAAATATTTCTTGTAAGCCAGTCATACCGTTACTTGCTGGTATATCATGAGTAAAATCCGTGTTGGATTTTTTACATTCATCAATTAAAGTAGTAAAGATGTTGGGCACCTTTGTTTTGATATCTCCTTTGTTTATAATTTTCGGGATCCCCGCGCTGTCTGGTAAATATTCTTTCAAATGTTCTCTTATAAATTCAAGAGCAGCTACACGTTTATCAAATCCAGTATTTTTTTTTACACTATCGCCAATTGATTTAGAGGTATCTTCATTGTTACTCCGTTCTTGAATACCATCATATTTATAAATGAATTTATAATGGTCTTCTTCTTTACCAGCAGCATCAATTAACTTATAATACAATGTTACTATTTCAATGTAATTTTCTTTTAATATTTTATAGAAATCATATGGTGTCGCACCCGCTTCTTTATCATCTGGGTTTCCTGTTTTTTTTATATCATATAGTGGATCACCACCTGTTTGTTCTACATCAATGCGTTGTAAATAACTATAAAGTCCCTTGACATTTTCAATGTAACTATAATCTGCTTCAACTATTTCATTGAATGTAGTAGCTTTAATAAAATCTTTATCAGCTCCTTCTTGAAGTTGTTCATCTACTGCTTTTTTATCACTGGCTACCTTCTCCATAAAACTTTTTTTCAATTTTTTATATTTTCCAAGAGCTTTCTCAATAAACTCTTTGGAAGTGGTTCTTTTATGTTCGCTTTGTTCATTTGCATCGTTATTTTTTGACTCTTCATTTGCATTTAAAATAGCTTGATTGAATCCAATAAGCGCTTCAATATCCTTTTTATATCTACTATTTTTGTCTAAGTTATTGACCAAGTCTTTTAAAACGTCTATGCTTAAATTATCTGGTGTACCAAGATTTTCAAAAAGAGTCATTACAGCCTTGTCAGCATCATTAAATTGTGCTTTTTTTTTTTCGCGCTTGTTTATTAAGTTTGCTGCCATGACTAATGGATTATTACGTAGACCTCCTTTTACTTTTTTAGCAACTTTAAATACCTTATTCGTGCCTGTTCTGGCACCCCTTGCCACCGCCTTCGCTTTATCGCTAAGATAAGATGAAGAAGTCATCGCTTTTCCAATGGTTCCGAAAGCTTTTTTCGTGTTTTCTAAGAAGGGCGCCCCACCAAAAGATAAACTGTTATTTCGTGCTATTTTTTTATTAATATATTCATCTTTTATCTGTTTCTTATAACTTTCCTTATTTTTTAAATTGTGCTCTTTTATATCATATATGGCAAAGAGCTTTTTATATAAATCATCTATTATATCTTTTCTAATATTTACATCAGTTTTCCTTATGTAATCCTTTGTATCTGATAGTTTTGTTGTTATTTCATTATAAAACTCTAATATAACTGAATCGTCAAATGATTTAAAATGTTTTTCTCTGAATATTTTATCAAGCTCTTTTTTATCATTGATAATAACAGCTATATCTTTTGGATCATCATTTATTACAACATATGGTAAAAAATACACGCTACCAGCATCTATAATACTATTAAATGATATTGTCTCTTTTGTAATATAATCTATTTCAACTAATTCTCCCAACTCTCTTTTTTTTTTATTTAATTCTTTTAACAAATTATCATCATCGGGGTCAATACCTTTAGTATTTAATAACAACTCCCTCTCAGATATTTGTTTAGTTATTATGGTATTGGCTTTTGCTTTGTTACTTGTATATTTGTCAGTAATTCTTTTGATTAATTTAACATCTTCTACTTTTTTATAATAATTATCTGCAATAAGTACGTTTTTACTACCTTTATCTTTTTCATCAGAAACGACTTTCCATTTATTTTTAACAATTTTGTATTTTTCTCGCAATTCCAATTCCATCAATTTTTTTAAATCCTTTAAAACTTTCTTTCCAATTTTAGTGCCATCTGATAATGATATATATTTTTTTCCAACAGTAGTAATGGAATTTAATGCCGTTGCTCGTTTATCTTCATCCATATATTATATGCTCTCTAAACTAAATAAATATATCTTTTATTAGAATTTAGTAGCGATAATACTTGTCAAAACCCATATATATATAGTAAATAATGAGAGCGATTTTATTAATTTTTTTCTTTCGTCATAATGTACAATTTCGCTATCGTCACCATCGTCATCTTCTTCAAAATCATTTTTCTTTCTAATGTTTAATATAATGGGTATCATTAATAATACAATTATTAAACATGTATGAACAAATAATCTAGTTATTCCATTTGTACCCATATAATAATAATAAAATACTGATCTAATACTATTCATAAAATCGTCAAAGTTCATGTAATCAACTTGTGTTGAATTATCAATATTAACAAACAAAACAATAAACCAAAATATAGTTAAATAAATAGCAGCGTAATAATAAAAGCCTTCTTCAAATGTTTTTATAATATTTATATCGATACACCATTTTATTAATACAAGTGTAACATATCTGATGAAAAATGTAGAAAATATAAAAACGATTCTATCGTCAAATTTAATATCTAATTCTTTCAATGGATTTTCGGGGTCATTTTCAAACTTTAATATTTTTTGTTTAATTTGGCCTGTATTATATTCACCATCATTATATATATCTATTTCTTGACCGATTTTAACAAGTTTGTTTTGATTTTTATATCGTTTTTCCATTGCATTATTTTTCGCGTCAACAGTATTTTTATCATCTTGGGTGTTGTCACCTTCCTTGTACGTAGGTTTAGATATATTAGTATTCAAATAGTTGATATTGGTCATTCCATAGTTTTTCTTTAAAGCATTTCTAAATGCCGATTCCTTATAATCTGGATCACCACCATCACCACCCGTATGTTCGCTTTTATTTTCATTACTACTGCCACCCTGCTTATTGATGTCTTCTCTTATATTATTTAAAAATTTTCTAATAATATCTCCTGAATTTTTATCACTAGCAATTTTTTGTTCAAGATCATGCAAATCATCGATCTCTAACGTTTCTTTATCGGCGTCATAAAATGATAATTTATTAAGATATTTTTTCTCCTTATTTGTCATATCTTGAAATCTATAATATTTTTTTAGAATATTATATAATGTTCGTGGTTTTTTGTTAAAAATAGCTATCAAATCTTTATAATAATTAAATCGTTCCGGAGCCATTTTTTTTAAATCAATATCGTCAATTAAATAGTCAGCAAATGAATCGGTAATTATAGGATCGTCAATAGGTTTCTCATATTGTAATTTATTAAATAAAGTAATAAATTTCATTCTATCTTTGTCTTTGATTTTACCCATAATTAATATTAATACTTCCTTATTGGTATTATAGATAAAAAAATAATAATTAATTTTGTAATGTGTATATCATTTTCCATATTATAGAAAGGACTAATAATACGGATACTGTTATAGCGAGAATATAGTTGAATATTTGAGCATAATAATAAAGAGAAATATACATTATCATAAATATTACAATAGTCCATAGAATTATTATGTTTATTGTCATAGGTAAATAATTAAAATTGTAAATAGAGTCGTTGCTTTCAAAATTTGTTAGCATATTTTTGAGTTCTTCCTTAATTATTTTTTTATCGTCAAAGCTAAAATCTCTTTCAACATCGCCTTGTAGAATTTTATTGTAAGTCTCTTTGTAATGAGCTTCTACAAATTTATCATTTTTAGATAATCTATAAAAATTTTTAGAATGATTTTTATAATTTAATGGTATATATGCTGATGGGATTAATTCACATGGTATAATACCAAAAAAATATAAATATTCAGGGTCTTTTTCATCATACGGTGAAAATAATAAATTACTTAATAATCTATAACGATAATCCTCGTCTTCTTCATTTGTTGATTTTAATCTATATAAATATGGTTGTTGAAATTCTTTTATTTTATTTTGCATATTATTCTTAGACTCACTTCCCATTATAATTAATTTATAATCACGCCTTTACTACTTTATAATATTTTTAATTATATATTATTGCCAATATTATACATCATAATAATTATAATGATATTGGTAATATAATTGATTAAAAATCCTTCACCTGTAATATTATTTGCTTTATGTAGTATACTATCAACGGGATCTGCTAAATTACTTTTATCTATTTTAAATTCAAATTTATTATCCGATTTATTATCCGAATCATCATTACTAAATTTTATATCACTGTTATTAATATCCTTATAAATAGATTTGATAACGTTTTTTAAGTAATTATTAGAAATATTATTTGTTTCAGATTCATAATTATTCAGCATATTAAAGGTATAATTAAGCTCAGTATATATTTTATGAAGCGTTCCTTTCGTTTCGTCTGGTTTAAATGTCGGATTAAATGTGTCAGCAATTTCTATTTTTGTATTATTATTTTTGTATAGAGAATCAGTTAATAATCCAAATAATTTTATGTTTTCATACCAATGTAATTTATGTAAAGCATTCTTTAATTCGGGATTGTCATCGGTATTTCTCATGCTGCTCATAGGGACTTCTAGAATTGATGGATTAGCAATTGTATTTATGCTAGAAAGATCCGGGATATGTTTTTTAAGAATTTCATAATTGTATTTCATATGTGCTATAATTAATAAGAAATTATTGACAATTTTTTCAATAGGTTTATAAGACTCGTTCAGTTCCAATAGTGCTATATATTTTTCTTCTGGTGTCCCAGCAGACTTCAAAGCTTTTTCTTCTTTTGTTTCTACTTCTGGTGGTAAAATAATTTTATCATCATTTGCTAATTCTAGGAATTTTTTTAAATTATTTGCATTAATGTTTAATAAAAATTTATATGGGATAGCCTCCATTTTATTTTCTGATAATTCAAATTTAAAATATGACATCAAAATGTTTTCGTTGTTATTAGTAATACCATCATTATATTCAGAAATATTTTTTTTAAAATTATTAGGATTAAATATGTGTTTGCATATATATATAATTTTTATTATTTTATCTTTATAGCTATTTATAATATGTTCGAAATAGGCATCAATATCACTACTATTAGTAACTTTTACATCAACTATTTTTCTTATATTAGGATTTTCTGGTATAGAATCAACAAAAGTATATATGTCGGGAGTACTGTTCTTTTTAAAATCCTTATTGTCGCCTTTAAAATATGAATATGTCTCTTCATATATTTTGCTATAATAATTATCAAAGTTTACCTTATCACTCGTATCTATATCATTGTATAATTTAAATTGTACATTCATTGATGACATTGTAGCATAATCCTTAAATTTTTTATCAAGTTTTAATGGATTTTCATATTTTCCAGTAGCTTCCAGGATTAAATCACCATTTATGATAGAAGTGAACACATTTGTTATTATATAATGGTCTAAATAGTCGTTAGATATAATATCAGCATTTATATCGTGTAATTTAATAAAAGGTATCAATTTATTATTTAAATGGGTTAAATCTCTTTTGTAACAACTGTCAAATATACCATTAATAAAATATAGATTATATTTTGTATTATAATTAATAAATATGTAAATAAATAATACGAATATAAACATTAATAAAAAGGGTGTAATAATTTCACTTGTAAATAAATTATATGAATTAAAAGTATTTGTATTTGTTGTTATATTATAAATCATTAAAAGTAAAACAAGTGATAAAATTATAACAAACATTATATATGATAATAAATCTTCCATATTTTTTATTTTATATTCACCAATATTATAATCGCCATGTAATTTTTCACCATTAGCTATTTTAAAATAATTTTCATAATATTTATTTTTACTATTATATGATGTATCTACTGTATATGTTTGATCAGCTTCATATGTATTTTTAAATATTGAATATTCCTGCGAATACAATAAGTTATCATTTGGTTCGTCGTTTGATAATAATCCTATTAAATTATTTAATTTAGTTTTATATTTCTCTTTAAAACTGTCTGGCTTTTTAATGGTTAAGGTTTTTTCTTTGCTATATTCTTTCTTCATATGGGAAATTTCATTAAACAACTTTATTTTTTGCTTTTGTATTAAAAAGTCTTTATATAAATCTTTAAATCCATTTACATCACTTTTGTCAATATTATAGTTATTATATGATACATTTACTAAGTTTTTATAAATAAGTAAATTTGTTAAATCACACAACAGAATTTTTCTATTTAAATAATTAAAGTAATTGTATTTATCTACAAAAGCGATTAACTCATTTAACATAGTAATAGAAATTCGTTTTGTTACACTATTTTCTTTTAATGTTTTAATGTTACTAGTAAATATATAAGTATAAGTAGACAAGTCTTTTTGAAAAATATTATCATCTTTTGGATTTACTATGTTTCCTGCGATATCGCCTGTATTGTTTATAATAAAATTAGAAATAGCTTTTTCAATAGGTTCTTCTCCTTCCACATCTTTTTCGAGAATATCTTCAAAAAGTTTATCAATATTGTCAGTTGTTATAGCAATAGTTAAAATATCTTTAAAAAATATAAGTTTATTTTCTAAAATATCTGCAATTTTTTTTGAAGCGCTATCAGATACATCCTTTAAGGCTTTTATTTTTTTATATATATAATCAATAAGATCAATATATTTAATATCTCGTAGCATTTCATCATCACTTAATATCTTTAATTCGTCAATTTCAGACGATAATATTTCTTGGAGGTCTATATATTCTAAATTAGGTTTATCATTATCAGTAAATGTCATTGCAATATTAATAATATTTACCATCATGTAAAAACATAATAGTAATATAAATATATAAGCCATCGCAAAATAAAAGTAATTTTGTCCATCTATTCTAGAATCATGTGGTACACTTGGTATACTAGAAAGAAAGCCACATATTAAGTATAAAACCAAAAATATTGCTATAATATTTTTGGATTGATTTAATATTACATTAATATTAAAAGTATCAATATCATCGGATATCACATCATTATCTGTATTAAAATATGCTTTATAACCGGTTGATGACGTTGGTGCGTATCTTCTGATAATCATAACAGTTAGTATAAATACAATTAAAAATGATAATATATATGGGAATATTTTTAAATAAGCAATAAAATATTCACCATTTATATTACTTAAATATGGTATAAACAGGTCGTTATATTTCCAGAATTTATACATTAAATCAATAAATAATAAAACAATTACAAATAATATTGTAAAGTAATACGTTTTAGTATTAAAATTATCATTTGGTAATAATAAATCGTAACTATTTTTAGCTAAATTAAATCTACCAGTTTCTGCTTCACAATATATATTATTGCAATGTTTTTTTATATTAATATCTGCAACATCTTTTAAATAATTAATTTTAAGAAACGATAATGTAATATTTTTCAATTCATTTAAAAATATTATAATCATAATAACAAACATTATAAATATCAATATGCGCATTATAATAAAAGTTTATAATTTACTTTAACCCTTATAAAGAAAAAAAGATATAATAAATATTCATTGAACTTTATTGTAATATATTATTTATATTATGTACTGTAACGGAGAATACGAATATTGTAGTAAAACCTAATATATAATATATATAATCTTCTTTTAATACCTGCGACAGTATTATAATTGGTACTAATAATAATACAATATATACATACATAAATCTAGTAACATCATTTATTTCATCAAAAACCTTATCAATAGTTTTTTTACTATTATATGCATAGATTTTTTCAATATTTTCTAATGTTAATTTATAATTATTACTGTTTACAATTACCCTACCGGTTTCTTGATAATTTTTTTTTGCATCTATTAATTTATCAACAATTTCTTCTGTTAAAACAACATCTTCAATTCCAGTTATACTGGTATTATCAGATTTTAAAATATTAATAATTTCGTAATTATTTTCTGATTTATCTTCTTTTATTATGATATCCAATTCTTTCATTAACATAATGTATTCGTATGCATAAGTGTCTGCGTATATTTCTGTTATTTTCTTTAAAATAATAGAGAAAAATATAGTATAAATGGCAACATAAATGAAAATAAATAATGATGAATTAAATATATATATATATTTATTTAAATTACTTCCAGTAAAATATTTGATATATGTAATATGTATTATAAAGTATATCCAAATAAATATAAATAATGGTAATCCGTAATGTAAATACGTATTATATACTTTCATAATATTGAATTTTCCATCTACAATACTGAGGTCCCTATTAAGATTATCAATATCAGTATATTTGTCCTTATACTTATCAAGACCTCCAATGTGTTTAAAATTTTGTTTTATTTGTTCAAAATCAAAAAGGTAATTTGAAATATTCCACATAAATGTTCTTTTAATCTCAACACTATGTATGTCAATTATATTTGTGTTATATAAACAATATTTATTCATTTTCTGAATAGTATCATTCAAATCTAAATGATATTTTAATTCAACCAGAGTTATCAAACTTATAGTAGTTAAAATTATAATAACCATAAGTAGTATTAATAATTCTATATTATGTGGCATATCTGGATACCAAATCTATTATAATATTATTTTTTAATTTATTATATAAAAAAAATTTAATCAACATTATAATAATGTGATTTTATATTAATGATGCTGTTATGTTTTTTGATATTTTCAACAGTATTTTTCATATGATTAATATCATCTAATAATTTATCAAATTTATTATTGATATATAATGTTTCCCTTGTTATATCCGAAAACAGAGCATCTTCATTAAATAATTCGTCAATATCATTATCAATTTTTTCAGCGATTTTTTCGTTATATGGTATATATCCTTGTGATGGAATCCATTTATCTTGGTTTTTTTGACTGTCTGGTATATATCCTTGTGGTGGTTCCCATTTTGTTTTTTTATTATGCAAAGATGCTCTAAGTAAAGATACTGAATTATGAATTATTTTTCGTACAGAACATACATTGTGATTCGTATGATGAATTTTTTTAAGTAAACTTACATATGGAACAAATGCATTTACATAACCAACACATATTAATAGTAGGACATTACTTAGCCTCATTATATCTTATTGGTATTATATAATAATATATTCATATATCTTTTATATAGCTTTTATATAGGAAGTTTTACACTATTATCATATAGTGGAGGTGAAGCAATAACTTCAAAATCAGAACCCTTATTACCATTTAAATACGCAGAAGCATTATTCCACGCACCCTTAGCTAATGTATCAAACCCCATAGAACCACCTAATGCTCCTTTTAATAAACTAATACCACTAGCTTTATCGCGATAACCGGGATATTGACCATTAATAATCTTATTAAGTTCAAAAAAAGACATAACAGGTATTCCATCTATGTTGGATATACCCAAATCACCCTTACTATATCTATCCATTTAATATAATTTGACATTATTTTTTTGACCTTAACATTTTATACATTTCTGCGTCTATATCGTCATATATTTCTCTTATTTCTTTCCATTTATTTTCTGTTTCAGTGGATTTTTTCACAGTATTTTTAACTGGAATTTTCCATAATTCTGTAAGAGTATCTAATACATTTTTATCATTTCTTAAATAAATTATTTCAATTTCTTCTTTACTTATATTATCAGGTGCTTGTTTAAGTAATTCTTCCATTGTATATTCTTTTTAATTAATATATATATATATAAAATTTATATGTTTTTATACTTAACATCTGTATAATAATTATTTGCTATTTCATACGCATACTTTTCATAGGGATGCTCTAATGAAAAGTTTTTCATAATAACATCATTAATACCATTGGGTTTATTGTTTCTATATAAGCATACCATAACATTATTAGTTTTATTATCAATATATATATCATTATTAGTATCAGGATTCGATCTTATAAATTTGTTATTATATGCTATTTTTTTGAAACCTTCACTATGTATTAATTTATCAAAAACATCTTTATTATATCTTTGATAAATATGAATTTTTTCATGTATTAAAGTATTTGTTAGATTTTCTTCCGAGTAATTTAAAACACTTTTTGATAAAAATATTACATTTTCCCTAGTATGTGGTAATCCCTCTTCGTATTGAAATGATTCATTTTTATAAGTACAACATATTACCCACTTTATATTGGCCAGTTCTTTATAATTTATATAATTATCATGTAATTTACACGTTAACAAATAATTATCGGCATTTATACAGCATTTTTTCAACAATACTTTTTCCTTATCATTTAAATCACATGATGTTTTACGTATATTATCAATATATTCTTTTTTTGTTTTAACTTTTCTCGCATTCAAATCAATATCACTCAAATTATTTACATAGTTATCTTTATCATGTTCTAAAAAATTATTTAATTCTTGTTTAGACATAAAATATATTTCACTATTATTGCTATAAGTTTCTGTATTTGTTAAAAATAAATAATAGTAAATAGCTATAAATATTATTATGGATATAATACTTAATAGAATCATGCTATATTATTTGTCTTATTATTATAGTATATTATTAATCTTTTATTTTTTTGTAACAAAATGTGACTTTGTCATCTGATGTTACTACATTATCTTTTATATTAGCCAGTTGATTCTTTATCAACCCACATGTTAAAACTTTATCATTTCTATAGACTTCAAATTTTTCATCTGAGAAAACCTTTATGATAGAGCTTATTTTTTCAAACTTAATAGTACCATCATTGCGCTGGATTGAATAAAAATATGCGTTACCATCTTTATTACTGACTTCATTCGCATCAATAATTTTTTTATATATAATTATTATTTTGTGTTTATAAATGCGAATAATACTGTAACCGTATGAATTCAGTAAATAGTATTTAATATCATATTGCTCTTGCTCTTGCTTGTGCTCTTGCTTGTGCTCTTGCTTGTGCTCTTGCTTGTGCTCTTGCTTGTGCTCTTGCTCTTGCTCGTACTTTTTATTTTCAGGTTCTTTATAATATTCTGTATTAATATCTGGGTCAGCACCACCTGTACCAGATGTTATTTGTATTACAGTTTTACCACCTTTGCTTATTTCCATTATACTAAAATAATGAGAGTCTGCGCACATATAGATATATTTATATTCTGCTAATAATTCGAATAATTTATCTCTTTTCCCAAATAATGGATCAGCTTTTTTTTCTTTTTTTTCTTTTATTTTATTTACTTTAATTGCAAATAGTGGTACATGTCCCATTACAAATATTTGCTTACATTCTTCTTCACTGATTTCTCTAAATTTGCTTTTAATATCTTCCATATAATTATCATCATTTAATTTATTTGTATTAATAATTATAACAATATATTTTTCATTATAGACAATACCAATATTATCTACATATAGATTGATTGTGTTTTTATGAATATCAATCTTTTGAATTTTTGCTAATTCTTCTAAGGTAGGTTGAAATCCGTTAAAATCACTTCCAATAATTTGACTACTAGTCATTTCAGAATCTTGCATGTCTTCCACGTCCTCTTCCACGTCCTCTTCCATGTCTCTGCCCTCTTTCGTGCCTATCTCATTTAATGTATCGATATATTTTTTCTGTGTTTTAATCATACATCTTTCTTTTGTAGGTTTTAATTTTAAATCTTCATCATCTATTTCTTCATCGTGATTTCCAGCGGCTACATGAATAGTTTTATTTAAACTATATATTTTATAATATCCAGTTTTTAGTATACTTAATAAATAATATTGTGTTGTAATATCTTTTTTTGTTGCTCCGTCTTCACTTAATATATTTGTTGTTAATATTTTTGTTGAATACCAATTATCACCTGCTATATAAAATGTAGATAAAGCTTTCTCTTTTTTTTTTATATAACTTAAAACCAAATCTCTGTAAACATATTCCTTTTCACAATTTATATTATTCCAGCATCCATAAAATAAAAATTTTGACATCCTATTATAATATTTACAAATATAAATTATGTAAATTCTTGTCATAGTCATTAACGTTATTATATTTACAATATTTATCATAAAAAATTATTGAAACGGTATATGGTAAGATTATTTTTACAGAATCCGTTGGAACATATCTCATCATATTTACCCAAGAAATAATATTATTTATAGCTCTTTTTAAATTTCTCACACCATCTTCTTTGGGTACATTATTAATAATATGTTTTAATATTTCATTATTAAAAATAATATCACCAATATTTAGGTTATATTGTTTTAAAATTTCCGGAACAATATAATCTTTTGCTAATACTAATTTTTCATCATTAGAATATCCAGGTACATTTATAACTATCATTCTATCTTTTAAAATCGGATTTATTAATTCTTCGTCATTGTAGGTAAATATTATCATCGATCTTGATATATTAAAATCAATTTCTTCAAAATATCTATCGTTATACTTATCGTTTTGTACTGGGTCTGTAATATGTATTAAAGTATTTATAATTTCTTGACCTCTATATGTATTTGAAACCTTATCCAATTCATCAAATAAAAACAATGGATTCATTATCCCTGTTTTCATTAAAGACTCGCACATTTTACCATATGTTGCTCCCTCGTATGTATATGAATGTCCTCTCAAAAAAGACGAATCATCTGTTCCTGCGAGTGAAATAAATGCATTTGGATAATTTAATGCGTTGCAAATACCTTCTTTTATTAATTTGGTTTTACCAACACCAGCACTACCTTGTATACCTATAATATAGCCATTTGCCTTTGGAAAAGAAACTTGTTGTGCTAATACTCTTATTATTTGTTCTTTTGCATCTTTGTGTCCAAATACAGTATCTTCCATTTTCTGCCGTATACCATTTAGAAAATCGCAGATTTTTTCATTTCCATCACTTATCTTTATCGGTATTTCATAATAATTATTGAATGGTATATTATTCAAAGATGATAGCCAATTGTTTAATTTATTATATTCACTTGAACAAGGTGACATATTATTAAAACTATCTATTTTTGCTATGATGCTCTTTTTTGTCTTTTCATTTATATTTGAATTAAGTATTTTAAACCTCATAGGCATACTTGATAATTTATTGTCATTTATTGCATCTTCCCTTAATTTTATTTTATCTTTTTCCTCATCAGATAAATTATCAAAATATTTTTTCTCAATTGTTGTATATTTATTATAAAAATCGTATTTCTTCTTTTGTATTTTATTTTGCACAGATTTTTTTTGCGGATTTAATATTAAAAAAAACTTTTGTTTTCTATCATGCTCTTCTTCATAATGTTTATTAAAGAATCCTCCGGCTGGTCCATTAGGGGGATTTATTATCTCATTAATTTCATCTTCATAATTATTGTAAATATAGTCATCGCCATCATCGTCATCGTCAGAATCTTCACTATTACTATGAATATTGTAAGTCGGATCATTTTCTGAATTATCTTCACATGATATTTCTGTTGATTCACTGCTATTTGAATTATTTTTATCTTCTTTCTTCATTGCGTATTTATATAATATATATAATTAATATATGTTTTAAATAATAAAAAAAATCAAGTGTACTCTATATTCAATTATATTGGGATTTATTTTCTTTCCCCCAATAAATATTATTGGATTTTGTTCTTACAATCGCATTAGAATATATTAAGTAGTAAGAGAATATAACGACTAATATAAATATACAAATGAATGCTATATTTTCCATATATTTATTATCAGTATATAAATTAATTGTAAATAATGCCGTTATTGCTAAACCAACCATTAATACAGTTTTAATATAAACGCCGTAAACCGAGGCACTATATTTTAGTAAATCTATATGCATTAATGAACCGTCAGCTTCACTACTTAATTTTTTATTAATATCGGCGCGCGTATTTCTTTCGCTAAGTGTATTTCTCAATAGTGTCGTATAGGCAGATGTCGCATCGCCTTGACCAACACTAACGTTTGCCAATTCTATCGCTTTTATAAGTTTACTATTTAATAGCAATAATTGAGTATTTACTAAATTTATTTTGTAACCAGGGTAGTCATGATTTCCATCAGCAGTAAATTCAGTTGTTGTAGTTCCCACAATGGCCGGTATCTGCATTTCTTGGTTAGAGAAATTTTCAATAACATTACCTTGTGTAAAGGCTTCAATATATAATACACCTAATATATAATAGGTTACTACCTGTAATACAACTATTCCAAAACATACACTAGATACAAGTTTAATTATGGGCTTCTCCATTTTCATTGCATAAGTTAACCCTAATGTAATTATTATTCCTATTAGCAATATAATATAAGATACAAGTTGATAATATAATAGGTTATTTTTTGACTTATTTAAATAATATAATGTTTTTATATTTTTAATTTTAGATTGATTAGAATTTATTTGTTCGTTTATGTTATTAATAGCATCAACGTTATTAATATATCCATTTTTATAATCGAGTGGTTTCTTAACAGTAATAAAAACCTGATTATCAAAACCACTTGCAGTATTACCATCGGCGTGAAAATATACGTAGCTACCTTTATCAAAACGCCCAAAATAGTTATCCGACGTGGTGGTACTTCCGAGTGCTACTTTACCACTACTAAATAATGTTACCGACCCATGTGGCAATGTCAAAACAGGAACATCTTTAAATGCCTCTTCATTTTCCGAAGGATATATAAGTCTGGCACTTATTGTAAATTCAAGCAAGTCGGTGTTGCTGCCAGATTGAATACTCATTATCGGATATGAAGTATTATTTATATTTATTATATGAGTTTTTGCAATATCCATGTTTCGATCACTTAATTGATTTTTTACTGCAATAGGTAGGTCACTTCCTCTAATGCTACTTATTTTAAACGAGGTGTCACCACTAATTCTGCCATCGCTGTCACCATATGTTATACCCGCGTCATGAGTACTGGCTTTAACATAGAAATTCCCTGAATAAATTTTTTCTGTGTCACCCTTCTTCCCCGAGTTACCGTCGTCGGCTAGGTCGGCATTCTCAGCCTTTTTATCTGCGAATAGTTTTATCCTAGTTTTTATTCGCATAGTTCTATCGGTTAAAACCTCAGCAATAAATCCTTTATCTGATATAGCAAACTTGTGAGAAATTGCTATATTGGCCGCCTCTGCACCGTTCATATGTATGTCTGTAATTTTTTCTATTATTTTATCAACATATCTATTATTTTCCGTATATGCTAATCCAAACACTGAATTATCATTACCATCCCCAGCTATCCCACTCGCGACAGCTAATTTAATATTACCAATGACTGACGGACGCTTTGTATCATCGCCGTATATATATGTAGCTTGCTCTAATATATCTGTTTCTGCTAAATATTTAATACCATACCCTGTTGATTTTGCTGGGGTTGCATTGTATGCTGTATAACCACAAGTAGTGGGAGCGCCGCCTGCTGCGCAGGCGTTGGGAGTAGCACTCCCCACTTCAATTTTATTATGAATACTATTATATAACATATTTCCAGATGTTATAGCAATATGGAAGTATTCTTTAATAATCTTAAAAAATTTTAATAATCCCAATATTTGTGTTTTTCTATTTACTAAGTTCAATTTAATTATTGTGTTCAAAAAATTTCGCAATAATCTTTTATCGCGTTCAATAAGAGCTTTATATAATTCTGCTGTGTTGGCTTCAATGAATGAATTATTATTATCATCCAAATAAATATCATTCACATGTTGTTTAATTACACACCTTCCATCTGGTAATTTTTTAATAACTATACCAGATAATGTATTACTGGCAGTGTTTGCTGCATTTCTAATGTTACTATTCACAAACAATCCACCGGGTGTTGAGGATGTCGGAGCAGTTGTTATTTCATCAGTCTGTAGTGCACTTGCCGCTTCCACCTTTTTTGCATAACCATTATATTTTACACGTAATTCCGTAAATAATTTATTAGTAGCGGTTGCGGATCCATCTGTACCCGAATCATAAGACTTAATTGATAAAAATAGGGTTGATTCATTCATTTTATTGGCCTCATTAGTTCCATTAACCCAATAGCCGTAATTTTCAGATGTAACTACCGCGTCCCTTGCATATTTATTAACAATTATTATATTATTTACATTTTTTTTGAAATGTTCTATATTATTATTGTTTTCTAGAAAATTTTTATATGCTTCTAAAATATCTATAAAAACATTGACAAGATTCATACTACAAATCAAATTAAAAATATTATCTTCATTATGATAAATTCTAACAGTTCCTTTGGGTGTTGTTGTTATGCTTCCTTTCGCAAACTTCAAATACCCCTTCGTTTTTGCTAGATTATCAATATTATCGTTATCTTTATCTACTTCCATAATATTAATTTTTGTATAAATTGCTTGATTTATTAAGTCAGTAAATGAATCATTATTTATATTATATGTGGCACTACTTTTTGGTCCCGTATTTGCTTCATTCAATTCTTGACCATATAATGACACTTTATTCCCTTCTAGTAATGGAAAATCAACAATTTCTTCTTCGGATATATCTTTTAAAATTTTTTGTATGAATGGAGCTGTTGAAGTTACGGAATTATCAATATCAATATATTTAACATACATATCTCCTAATAATCCAAGAATCTCTTTATATTTTTCATTATGAACAGCCATGCTTATATTATGTATAATCGCTTCTATAATAATATATATATTTATTTAAAAACAAGATCTATAATAAAACGAAACACCGCTATTTTCATTATATCTGATAATTTTAACAATGTCACCTTGTTTGATACCAAGCCATTTAGCAATTGGGTCATTATGTAAAATAATTGGCATATATAATTTGCTTTTAATCATATATTCTTTCATAAATTCAGCAGCTTCTGTTTCAGTCAGCTTAATATGTTTTGGTACATATTCGTGTTTTGTTGGATTGAGCATTATTTGTTGTGCATGAAAGTACTGCAAATGTCCTTTATTTTTTTGAAACATTTTATCGTATTTATTTAATTGAGAAATGATAGGCTGAGATATAGTATCATTATTGAATATAAGTATGACATTTTTCATATTACCGTATTTTGCTATAAAGTTTTCATTATCAGTATCGCACATTTTAAGTTCATCGATTATAAACTTTCTTAATTTTTTAGTTAATGCGAATATTACAGTTGTATTAGATGTTTGCAATTCTATTACATTTCTATCATTTTCATATTCCTCTTTATCAATAGATAATCTATGTTCTTCGAACAATGAGATATCATCTCCGCGTTCAGTTAACATATCTTTTAAATTAGTGATAATACTTTCGATATCCATTTTAATATTATAGAAGGGTGTTAATCTTATATTATAGTATATAAAAAAATCAATTTTTATTTTTAGTCAATTGATTTTCTGCAAATATTATTATATTTGGGTCGATGTAATTTTTTTTACAGACGGCATATGTATTGTGGAGTTTCAATGCGGTCTCTTCAATAGATTTTTTTATAGGATTTTTAGAATTAATATTTGTATTAAAAAATTTCATAAATAGCGTGTTAGCATTAAGTGTTCTTAAATCTTTCGTAGTAATTTTTAAATTAAATTTTTTATAAAAATTATATAAATATTTATTAACATCATTAGATGTTATAGTTTTATCATTATGTTTAAAAATATATTCATCTTCTCCGATCTTTTTTAATCTATCAAAAAAGAAATTATAAATCTCCTTATTTTTACATATGGCAACATTTCTAACATTTTTTTTACCTATAAAATCTATTTTAATAAATTTGTTTTCTATGAATATATGTTTTTTTTTTAATGTCGTTAATCCATATGAATTATTATCTATTTCGTATTTTTTATTACCTATTCTAAATCCACAATCTATTATTAAAGTAATAATTATCGCACATATCTTATCAATATCGTCGCGGTTAATATCTTTTTTAATTTTTCTTTTTAATCTGGAAAAATACTTTATTGATTGCTTGATTTTTTGAAATTTTATATTATTTTGACTTAATATAAATTTAGGATGATATATAACCTGTTTTCTATTTTTTGAATCATATCCATATGCGATTATTTTCTTGCCGTTAATTATTGTAACTTTATCGTATGCGGGTGGTATTTTAAGAGATTTAATAAATTCCAATTGTTTTTCAGCAATTATTTCGGTATTTTTATTAAAATATTTAAATCCTGTTTTATAGGTACCTATTCTTTGCACTTTCATTCTAATTATTATTAATATCTTTAAAATGCAGTATAAAATGATATAAACAAAAGATTATATAGATATCCATAAACTAAATAAGATATATAATGCCCGTTGCCAAGAAAGCCGCCACCACTGCTGTTGAAACACCTGTTAAAACCGGTAAAAAAACCGTTGCTACAAAAGTGCCTGTAATTAAAGCCACAGACGTAGTTAAAGCCACAGACGTAGTTAAAGCCACAGACGTAGTTAAAGCCGTACCAGTTGAAGATGTTGTAAAATCCGAAGTTGTTCAACCTGTAACTCCACAAGAAAATGCCCTCCAAAGTATTATTGAAAAAGTAAATACTTTTGTGGTAATGGGCAAAGAACTACAAGGCCAACTTAAAGTACTTAGCAAGGATTGGGAAAAGCAACAAAAAATCATTGATAAGGTTCAAAAGAAACGTCAAAATGCTAAAAACTCCCCATCTGGTTTTGCTAAACCAAACAAGATTTCTGATGAACTTTGTGATTTCATTGGGGAGCCCCGTGGTACAGAGAAATCTCGCACTGATATTACCCGTTTTATCAACGCGTATATCAAGGAACATAGTCTTAACAAACCCGAAAACAAACGTTTCATTCTCCCAGATGATAAGCTACGTAAAATCCTAAATGTTGATGCTACGGAAGAAATCAACTATTTTATTCTTCAAAAACTAATCTCTCACCACTTCCCTCCATCCGCAAGTAAACTAGCAGCAGCAGCGGCGGCAGCAGCAGAAGCCAAATAATTTAAAAATTGATATAAGATTATTTTTATATAATACATTAATTCCATAATGTCTTACACGAAAACAACTAATGGTGCTACTTCTCTCAAAACTACTGGAAGCAATATCGTAGATTATTTCATGATGTTCTCTCGCGATTTGGATAAAAAGGTAAATTATGAATATTTAGAAAAATGCTGGAATGATGATCCTAAAAAAACGGTTGCTATCATTTTCAATGGACGCGATAGAGTAAATGGAAAAAAAGAAAAGAAGGTATCAAATCAAGCTATGATGTGGCTGCGAACATATAAGTTTGCAACATATTGCGATAACCTTACAAATTATGTAGATAAATATGGATGCTGGAAGGACTTGCTATATATCACATACTATAATTGTAAAACTTCTAGGAATAGGAACTATGAACTAAAATTGTTTTCGAGCAAGCTATTAAATGATAAGCTATTACTTGACGAAAATGATAGTGTTTCACTTTGCGCTAAATGGGCCCCGAGTGAAAATGATAGAAATGATAAAAGAAAGCATATGGCCAAGCGTGTAGCAGCTGAAATTTATGGATTAGATGATGATAGAAGGATGGAAAAGTATCGCAAAGAGATTATTGTTCCGCTTAGAAAGAAAATCAATATCGTAGAATCCTTAATGTGTAGTGACAGATGGGGTGAAATCAAATATCAAGCTGTCCCGGGAGTCGCATCAAAAAGGCTTCTCAATGCTTTTATGAAACACGACGATGAACGGTATAGACAATATTTGTCAGATGTTAGAAGTGGTAAAGCAGAAATCAAAGTAACAGGTATTTTGCCACACGAATTGTCTAAATATTACATTGATACGCGCCACAATGATGATTATGGTCCCAATGAAACAATTGAATTACAATGGAGAACTATTCTAGAAAATGTTAAAAAATCTGGCAACTTTGATAATTCGTTAGCTGTTGTTGATTTGTCTGGTTCTATGTTTGGGGCAAAAAATGGTAGTATTCCCGCGCAAGTAGCTGTTTCTCTCGGCATTCTTACTTCTCAGTGCTGTAATGGTTTGTTTAAAAACAAATTTATTACATTTAGTGAAGAACCAGAGTTGGTAACATTGGAATGCAAAGAACCTAGTTTGTTTGAATCACTTAACTCAATGATAGATGTAAAATATGGATTTAGCACTGATTTCGTAAAATGCTGTGAAGCAATTATCAGCTATGGTATTAAGAATAATATTCCTGATAGTGAAATGCCCAAGAAACTCTTTGTCTTTACTGATATGCAATTTAATGAAGCATCAGATGGTTCAGAAGAATTAGAGACAATTTATAAGAATATTGTTAGAAAATATAAAAAAAGCGGTTATACGGCACCTAAGTTTGTATTCTGGAATCTTAATTCAGATAATCAGGGAACATTCCCTGTTAACTGCGATACAGAAGGAACGGCAATGGTTTCGGGATTTTCAGAACAACTCCTAAAAATCTTCATGAATTATGATGAGTTTAAGCCTGAATTTATTGTTAATGAAATTCTAAATCCTTATCTTGATAGTATTATTATTTCTGATGATTAAAAAAATATAAACAGGATTAACTCATATATTAATTATTTTTTTCTTTTATTGCCCGACGACAATGGAATATAAATATTATATAAATACTTATATTTTTCTGGCATTTCGCTATAATTAGTATCGCTATATTTATCAATTAAAATATCTCCTGCTTTTTGGAAATGTGTAGCGCGTTCTTGGTCGTTCATTTTATAATACGTAACATAAAGATCCTTATATCATTTTTTTAATAAAAAGAGTACATAATTTATTTTTTCTATAATTTTTATAAACTTTTTATAATTTATACTTTTTTATTGATTATGTACTCAAATTTTAATTACCTTATTTGTTAAATCAACAATATTACTTGTAGCTTTCTCCTTGTAATCAACGACATAATCAAAGGTGCATTCATGATCTGTATAGAATAAATGTTTACTACAATAATGATTTCCACATCTGCATTTATTGGTTAATCCATCCAACGTATTTATCTTCTTATTACAACTGAAACATCTCATTTTTGATAACTTAATAAAGTCAAATATAATATTCAAATTTTATATAAAAAATGATAATAATATATATAGTATAAAATACCAATGAATAACGTTTTATTTCAAGATTTCAACGGTAGTATCATCTTCCATCTGAATAAAGATTTTGCTTCACTAAAAAAACTTTCAGAATCCTCAAAGCAATGTAATAGTCTAGTTAAAAATAATAGTAATTTTAAGAATCTTCTTGATTTTAAAAGAAATAGCTATAATTGTGATATGGTTGAATCTTATTTAATTAAAATTTTGAAGCCAGATATTTTAAGATACAAAGACAATAAAGTTCAAGATAACAAAATTATATTAAATAAATATGTTAAAAAATTAAATAAAAAATGTATTGATATTCTTTATAATAAAATAGATTATTGCTATAACGAAAGAAATATTGGTTTAAATAATTATATACAAGAATTATCATATGTACTTTCTAAAAAAATATTTGATATCATGATTTTGATTGAAGATGATTTAAATATATATGATGATAATATACTCGAATGGTTTAATATAAAGTATTTGTAAAAATAATTTGTTTTTTTAATTGGAATAAGCGAGACCGCCCATACCAGATAAGATACGGAGCACGTTGTAGTTGACGGCATATACATGGATAGTACCGGCTACACTTGATGATAGAGATAATACAGCAGTGTCTATACGAGACATGTTGAGAGTGCCACTGGGTTGATGTTCTTCTGGTTTAAGGGCGAACGAATATACATTGATGCCATTATGATTTTCATCAGGAGTATTTTCGTGATGTTGGTAAGGTTGAACAAGGGAGAAATAATCACCTTTGCGAGTAGCGAAACGATCATTGCCATTGAGCATAATTTTAGCTTGCATAGTGGGATTTGACGATAATGAATAATTATTAGCAGTTTTTTTGTCAGGGTTTGCGCTGGTGGCAGTTGAAAAGTTGTTCCAGAATGGGAATTGTTTTGTGTCAGTATTATCATTCTTCTTAACAGCCCATATAAGTTCTTTGCATGGGTGATTAAAGTTAAGTCTCACTGGTTTCATGCTATCAGCAGAAGTAGAAGAAGTCATAGTATCAGTGCCAGTGAATTGTAATTGTTCAATTAAATATTCATGCGATAATTGCGCGAAACGTCTGCGTTCATCGGTATCAAGGAAAACATAGTCAACCCATAAATTAGCATCACTTAATGAAATATCAGTATTAGTAGCAAATATACGTGCAGGAGTTCCAGTATCATCAGCTTTTTTACCGAAGTCAACAGCATAATCATCCGAACGTTTATTACCATTGGTGCAAGAAGCACCTTCTGTAAGTTCCGCTTCTGTTGTTTTAGAATCTTCATCTTCACATAAATTAGAAACACTAACATCTACTAAGTTAGGTGCTGACTCATATTCTATGTTGATTTTAACTTCGTGATATTGAAGGGCGATTAATGGAAGAGCTAAACCGACATTGCGGCAGAACCAGAATTCAAGAGGAACATATAATTCGTAACTAGCGTCTCCTGCTAATTTAGTACATAAATTTTTATCATTTGCGCCAACCATAGTATTATAACCAGAACGTTTGCCCATTGGTAAAGATAATTCATTCCAGATATATAACCATTCGGAATAATGTTTATCTATGCGTTGACCACCGATTTCTAATTCAACAGTTTTTAGTAATCTTTGACCAAAGTTTGGTACAAGGGCAACATTTTTATCATCACCAGTAGCATTATTATTTTTGATTTTACCGTTGAAATATACACGGTGGATTAAATCACCGTTACGAGTTATTTGGAAACTAGCACGGGAACCTAACGAATTACTTCCGGTTGGAGTTTGTTGGATAGCTTCAATAGCGAAGTTAGTATGACGACGATATACAACTTTGAAAAAGGTAATTTGAGGATTACCGGTTAAATAAACATCCTGAGCACCATAAGCTACTAGTTGAAGAAGACCACCACCCATTTACGCTATATTCTTTATACTATAAGTGGAGAAAAAAAAAGTTAATATTATACACAAAGTATTATTATAATAATATGAAGAAAAATAATATCGTAATATTTAATTGGAATAAGCAAGGCCGCCCATACCAGATAATATACGAAGAACGTTATAGTTGACCGCATATACGTGTAAAGCACTATCGAGACCGTTATTATAACCAGCGTTTAGATTTAGATTTAATACAGCGGTGTCAATGCGGGACATATTTAGTGTGCCACTTGGTTGATGTTCTTCTGGTTTAAGAGCAAATGAATAAACATTGATTCCAGCATTAGTTGGTACATTTTCGTGATGTTGATATGGTTGAATTGTATTGAAATAGGAACCATTGCGCTCGGAGAAACGGTCATTGCCATTTAATACTAATTTAGCAGAAGCAATTGGATTTACAGATGTAGTAGCGCTTCTCTCTTTCATAGAAGTGGTGAGATTTGCTGATTGATCATTGGTGAAATTATTCCAGTTAAGATTATCAGCGGGGGAAGTGCCGCCCGTTGCTGTAACAAACCAGAATAATTCTTTGCAAGGATGATTGAAGGATAATTTAGGTTTGGCTTGGGAACCAGATAGGGATTCAGTGCCAGTGAATTGTAATTGTTCAATTAAATATTCATGCGATAATTGAGCAAAACGTCTACGTTCATCAGTGTCAAGGAAGATATAATCAACCCATAGAGATGAAGCACCTAATGGGCTCGCGAGAGCAGTTGTAGAACCTTGGCATTTTTCAGAGGTTTGGAATAAGATGTTTACTTTAACTTCGTGATATTGAAGAGCAATTAATGGAAGCGCTAAACCTACATTGCGGCAGAACCAGAATTCAAGAGGTATATATAATTGATCATTGGAAGTATATTTTAATACATCACCATCGCCACCAACCATTTTTTTGTAACCTTCGCGTTTCGAATAAGGTAAAGATAATTCATTCCATATGTACATCCAATGAGAGTATTGTTTGTCAATCTTTTGGCCACCGATTTCAAGCTCCACGTAATCAATGAGACGTAAGCCAAAATAAGGACATACCTTGGAGGTTTCTTCCGACATATCAACTGTTAAATACATGCGATGTATTAAATCGCCATTACGGGAGATTTGGCATGTAACGCGATTTCCGTAACCTGGATTTCCATTAAAGGTTTGTTGGATAGCTTCAATAGCGAAGTTAGTATGACGACGATATACAACTTTGAAAAAGGTAATTTGAGGATTACCAGTTAAATAAACATCCTGAGCACCATAAGCTACTAGTTGAAGA